CCAGCAGCCGCAAATGAAGATGATCGGGCTCACTGCAACGCCATTCCGGTTGCATAACCAGATAGACGGATCTTATCTCCGGATGCTGGATCGCAATTCCGTGTACAACGGTTTTGCGCACATCATTCAGATCCAGGAAATCGCGCCGGATTATTGGAGCCCGATTCAATACTACAAAGAATCGCGCGATCAATCCATGCTGAAATTAAAGGCCAATGGCAGCGATTTTACCGATCAATCCTTGGATGCTTACTCGCTGGCAGTTGAGCAGCGTGTTTTGGAAGCGATTGCGCACTATGGCAAAAAGCCTAAACTGGTGTTTTTGCAATCAGTAGAGCAATGCGCTCGCCTATCCAGCAAAGTGAAAGGAGCAGCCTATGTTTCGGGAATGACGAAGAAAAAGGAACGGGAAAAAATCATTCATGGCCTGAAGAAAGGAGTCATCCATACCGTGTTCAATGTGAACGTACTGGGTGTGGGATTCGATTACCCGGAATTAGAGGTATTGATAGATGCCGTTCCTACGCTGTCATTGGCCCGCTATTACCAGAAAGTAGGCAGGCTCACCCGAGTATCCCCCGCCAAGCAATTTGGCACCATGGTGGATTTTGCGGGCAATGTGGAGCGGTTTGGTCGCGTTGAGGACTTGCGCATTGAGGAGTACAAGGGTGTTTGGAACGTGTATTCAGGAAACAAGCAGCTTACCAACGTGAATATTGGTAATCAATTTCTGGTGAAAGTAAATCCCCCAAAGGAATTTGTGGACGCCATGATTCATTTCGGTAAGCATAAAGGGAAAAAAATCAGCGAAGTTCCTTTGTCTTATCTTCAATGGATGTCAAAGGAATTGGACAAATCAAATCCAAAACTAATCGCCTATGTCAATATGTACCTGGGCTCATATAACAATTTAGCACAATGAGCAAAACAGTGATGGAGTTTCTGAATGATCTGCCGCCTGATGTACGAGAAAAGGCGCTGAATAATCTGAATCAAAATCAGGAAATGCCGGTAGAAAACATGCAGGAGGCTTTAATTGAAGCTTTTGATTGGGAAGACGGAAAAGATGGCCCGTTTTACTGGGCAAGCGTATGGCTTGAATATTATAAGGAAAGCAACGAAAACCTGAATAAAAAACCTAAATTTAATCTTGATCTATGAAAAAAGGAGATCCTTTCTTGATCCTGAAACGCGAACGCGATGCTGAAGGACGCGAACGCGAAACATTTATCGGCCAGACTCCCACGGAAGAACGCGCCGAGGAAATTGCTAAAGATATTTTGCGGCGCAATACGGGCCAAAAAAAATTTGGCAAAAAAAATTTGGCAAAAAAACATACGACACCTACACCGAATTCGGCGCCAATAAACCAGATGGCGGATCGGTTCAGGTGGATATCTTTTTGAAATCGGAATCGATTGTGGACGATTACAAAGACGAGATCCCTAGCTTATGACCTGGAAAATTTTTATCATGCTGGTGTGGTGTTCATTCAGCGCCCAGTTTGATGTGGCCAACCATATCATTACCAGATTAGTTGATGGCGATAGCATACGACACGCGATCATGGGATCGCCGCTTTTTTCTATGTACGCCTGGCATGGCGAAATATTGGGCGAAGGTTATAAATTTGCGATCACCGGATTGGTTTGGGATTTTTTGATTTTCAGATCGATCTGGATAGCAGCGAAAATCAAATCAGTTTCAAATCCAAAAATTTTAGACGATGGAAGACCGTAATCTGAACTATGACGAACTGCAAAAAACGAAGTCAACACTCACCAAGCAAATCCAGGCTTATCGGAACGAATTGGATAACCGGAAAAACATGACAGTTGCGCAAGCGCATTTGCTGATGAAAGTGATTGGAGCCGCAGAAAACGAATTGAGAATGTACGACGAGGAAATCCAGAACTACAACGACCCAGAGGAGCGCAACTTGCGCCTGTAACTTTTGTCACTAAATTTTAACAATATGTTTGAAACAATCTTAATGCTGGTCGCAGAAAAAGCCAGCAATCCAGCGCTTCAGAACATTCAAGACTTGGATCTGCTTCGCCAAGAAAATTGGGCCACCGTTCAGCGCCAAGCAATCAGCCTGGAAAATCTTCTCAATCCAAACCTCGACCATGAGCAAATCGCCGAAAACTGGGTGAGCAACCTGGTGCGCGGTAAATTGGAGGTGCCAGAAGAAAAAGCATTCCAGAAAGCCAAGGCAGATGCCGTTGAGACTTTCGCTCAAACCGGAGTAAACCAAGCCTGCAAAGATGCCATTGAGAATCTTTTTAATTTTCTCTATGAGGCGCTTAAATCAGAGGTAGCGTATCAGAATGCCCTTGCGGCACTGAAACCCGCTCCTGGAGGCGTACAGGGATAATCCTGCCAATTTATTCGATTGAAAAATCCTGCTTTGGTATCCAAGGCGGGATTTTTTATTTTTCGGCATTCTTTTTAGAAAGCCATTCCAGCACATCGGGATGGCTTTCTTTAGTTTAGATCGGGATTAAAGGGAGGATATCCGGGGAATAAAGACAGGGTAGGTTCAGGCTTTTTGTATCCAGAGCCAAAATATTCTTCAAATGGAATTTTCATGTAACACCGGCGAATAACCCAAGTCTGAAAAGCCTTGATATTTGAATCTGCATTTTGAATGTCATACACCATCGGGTATGGCCGAAGTCCTATTTTAACCATCCGATCAAAACGCTCCCATACATCCGCCGTCAGCCCTTTCTGCCAATAGTTGCATAGGAAATATACCATTATTTCATCTGGCTTTATACCCGAATCAGTAAGATACTTGATGCCTCTAAAAAATCTACCGGCATCGCGCAGATTATCCCATGCCGTATAAATACGGCGACGAGCAAAAGCATCGTCATAGTATTTCATTCGAGCCAATACTTGTGCAGATTCTTTGTCAAAAAGACGGATATTGATGCCTTGGGAAAAGCACACCTTAAAACCGCCAGCAATAATCTGTTCGGATTTTTCTCGCCAATCAGACTGGCCAAAAAAATCATTATCCAGCAAAAGCAGATTCTTTGGGAATCCTTCACCCCGCCATATCTGCTCAATACTATTCACGCTCTTGTTTTTGCCTTCCTTTTCGGGAACCACGCAAAACTTACAACGAAGACGGCACCCTCTTTGAGAAAAACCGATTGAGTTTTTAAAATCAGGATATATTGAATAGTCGTAAATATCTGGGTAATCACCTGTAAAATCCTCAACAGTCCATTTTTCACCACTACCAGTCCCACCAATCTTTGCGTGTGGAAAGTGCGATCTAAATAATTTTATCTTCTTGTCCGACGTGCTGAATATTGCAGATCCGAAAACCAAATCGTAATCAGGTTCAAAAATGGATCGCTTTACTGTATCTTGAAATATAACCTCGTGTCCATTTGCTTTGTAAAAGTGCGACAACTTCATCAAAGCAAGATTGGGCAATTTGCCATCAATTTGAGTTAAACGAATTTTCATTTTTCTGATTTTTTGATTTAAATTCCCGTAATTTGCCGCCACCAAGCCAGCCCCACCGTTGACACGTTCCAATGGCATCGATTCGCATGCCAAAACTTCTCGGCAACACCCATCCGCTCAAATTCCAGCATCACATCCCGGATCTTTTTGCCATGGCCGACGCGCCGGAACAGCGCTTTTTCCGTGATAAAGCCATGCTCATTCAAAGTTGCGTCTACAAGGCAGATAAACAGCTGGCCATTCCTGGTGCGCAGAATGATCTCCCAGGAGAGATAGTAAAAATCCAGCATTTTCTGCAATCCAATTTGCCATTCTCGGATTTTTGCCTTGCTGGGCTCCACGGTCCTGTCAAAAAGATCATCCACGTCCGCAGATATGCAGACTTCAATCGGAAATTCCGGCAATCCGATTCGATCCCACGCTCGCTTCAGCGACGTAGTGCGCCGGAAGCGGAACGAGGAATGGTCCTCGTAGTTTTTCGGGAGATCCTCGCCCACAAACTCGTAAATGCCGTGATCGTCCAATTTCTTTTTCACAACTTTCAGAACTTTCAATTTTTAGTGAAAATAGTGCGCAGTAGGTTCTGGGAAAAGGAAGGGAAAGGGAAAAGTTTCGAGATAAGGTATAAATGTCCCTTATTCTTTGTTCCCAGGTTTTTTTTGGGTAAAAAAAAGGTGATTTTGCCGTCATTTTACCCGAATGGTTTTGAAGAAAAATTCGTTGGCCTCCACCAGGTTTGCCAATTGAATATTCAGTTCCCCGCCCACTAACCGGAAGCATTTCCCAGGTATGTTGGTGTGTGCTTCCTGGGCTTCGCGCAGCGCTCCCATTTCCTCGTAGCCGCAAAATATTCCAAGCGGAAGTAAATTCTCCTTGTTGGTAATCAGCCCCGATTGTGAGCCGTTCTGGCGCATTCTGGAGGCTTCGCTTTTTGATACCTGAAAAGTTGTTTCTAAAATTGACAAAGAAAGCGGAACGGTTGAATCTACCCCCCCTTTGAGTGAGGCTCCATCGTCCTTCCTTTGTTTCTTCAACTTTCTTTTCAGGCCCATGGCTGCGAAGCCAACTAAGGCGCCGGAAATAAAATTGCGCCACGACTCTTTACCAAAGAGTGCGTAGTCGGGAATCTTCACTACTTGTTCCCGCTGCTTTAATCTGTTGCCGTATTTAAATTTGAAAAATTTGGCCCCGCGCAAATAACAGTACCCAGCGCGATCCTGGCCGATCCATCCATGATGGATGAGGAGAGAGATGTATTCTTTAATCTGGTATTCCGAAAAATCCTCCGTTAAGGCAGAAATTTCAGAAAAAGCGAATCTGCCTGAAGTTTTTTGCTTCAGGATGAAGAACATTCGCGCAGCATTGCGCAACTTTGTGTCCTTCTTTAGTGTTCGCAATGTCCATAAAGATACATTCATACGGCGAAGGTAAATTCAATTTTTGAATTTTCCAACGCCAAAAGATCAATTTAACGATCTCGATGCAAATTGGGATCGTTTTTTTATGTCACTACATATAGTAATTAAAAATATTCCAAATAGTCCTTGTTTTATTTGGCAGCCCTGTAACTGCACTTTACCTTTGTTGTATCATTAATAAATCCAATTAACATGGATGCAAAACAGTTTGAAAATTATTTGGTCCAACACGACGCCTGTGTCCCAGCATACATTTGGGCTAAAGGAAAAAGTTTGGCCGAAGTATGGGAGCAATGCGAGCTAGGTGATTGGATGCTTTGGCTGCTGCAAGTAGCAGATTGCGAAATCCGGCTATTAACGGCTTACAAAGCCGCATGCGCCGAATTCGCAAGGCCTTATATGAAAGACGCGCGGAGCATTGCCGCGCTGGAAGCGGCGCATGCGTTTGGCCGCGGGGAAATATCTTCAGGCGATTTATCGGGCTCCGCCGCCGATTCCGCTGCCGCCGCCGCTGCCGCTGATGCCGCCGCCTCGGCGGCGGCCCGCTTTCAAATACTCAAAAAATGCGCGAATGCAATTCGCGCAGTCGTTTCCACCGATAAAATTCACGAAATCATAAGCAACAATGGATAAATTTAAGGAATTCAATGCGAACTGGGTGTGCGAGGTGTACTTTCAAAAAGGTTATGACGGCAAGCCGCATTACATGTTCATGGACCGTGACCGAATGATCACGATTTTCAAAAAAGCAATCAACCATTATTCTATATCCACCATCACCGCCAATAAGGTGAAAAAAGTGCTGGAAGAATGGAAAGCATGATCTGGTTTGTTTATTCCGGCCAGTTGTACTCGGCCATCAAGACCCAGATGGATCTATCCGAAATTCAATTGCGCCTGCTGTTCGCAGTGCATTATATGCACGAGCCAGCAACAGCGAATCGTATCACGCTAATGGTAAGCACCAGCAAGAACCAAGGCGAGAAACGCGCAATGGTGCGCGACGTGCTGTCATCATTGCTTCAGCAAGGATTGCTCGCCACGGCAGATGGCCAGGGTACGGCATTGATTTATTTTGTCACGCCAAAGGGATTCGAAGCGATTGCTGAAGTTGCCCGGATCTGCCAAAGCACAATTCCGTTAATGTATCAAAAATTTTCAACATGACAGACCTGGAACTATTAGATAAATATTGCGACACATGTGCCGAATTTATCCAGCCGTTAATTTTCAGAGAGGTTCAGAGCAGAGGACTATTGAGGATCGTAGATCACTTGGGAACCAAGGATCCTAAAATGATGAAATCGCTGGTGAGAGGTCGGTTAGCAAGAATGGGGCGCTACATTGGTGATCCGGAGATTGAGCATATTGCTTCGATTGTGGATCGCCTGGAATATCTGCGCAATCAGTTGAACGCAATCAGCATGACCGATGCAGTGAAAGTAAATGCGCTGGCCGATGAAATGAATCAACTATCTTCCAACCTTTTAAATTGGTACAAATGACCAGACTTGACATCCTGATTGAAGTGACAGCAGAACTTGATCGCTTCAAAGAAAGACTTCAAACCGCAACGGCTGAAGAAAAGCAGAAGCGACAATATTCAAGCAAAAAATACGCAGCGGCCAAACGCGCCGCATTCGACCTGAAAAACGTACTCACAAAACTCACTCAAGACACAAAATACCTATATGGAAACAAATGATTTGATCAATCTTTTAACAGAAGAAATTGGGTCTGCAATTGAAAACGGTTTAAGCGAAGATTCTGCTATCTTGAGATATCAAGGGGGCGTTTTGCTCACTGTAAAGCAAGCAAGACAAATTTTGAATTGCTTAAATGGCGATACCGCTAAGGCCATCCCAGTTGCTGAATTGCCGCAGCAAGTTCCAAATCCAGAACCCCCAGTTGTTTCTTTGCCCCATGCACCGCAATCCAAAACGGTTTTAGAGTGGCTTCATATGCTGCCAGAACCGTATCGTAGCAGAGCCATTGCAAATGCCAATGAAAATAATGCTGAACTCAAAAGATTCACTTTGCAATATGCCATCCAAACCGCATTTGTTTGGGAAAACAGCCCTGAAGGCCACGATTATTGGAGTGAGGTGTGCGATATGGCTGAAAATGCAGGTTTTGATACGTCAAATATCCCTTGGCCAGATAAGGCTGCTTGGGGAAATGCGCCTGAATGGGTATTTGCCCGCGCGGTTGATAGTAATGGATGTTGCTATTTTTATGGCGTCTTTAATGTGGGTAATGGATATATGGCTGATGACTTGCCTTGTGGTAAAATTACCGACATGACCGGCATTGATTGGGAAAAATCTTTGGAATTTAAACCGCAATAAAATGGAAGGCTGGACCAATCCTACCCTGCAATGCGTGAAAGGACAATGGCGCATCTATTCCGACAGCGGGAAAGTATTTGTTCCCATCCAGGATGCCGTTCAGGAATTAATTGATGCCTGCCCTGGCGCCCAGGAGCAGCGCGATAACTGGAATAACGAACCGTTTTAAATATGGCAAACCAAGTTAGAGAACTAATGCTGGACATAGCAGCCTCTTTGTTTATATCTCCATGTAGCGAAGCCGATCTCTTGGAAAGAGATTTTCTTAAAAATCGCAATAAAGGAGGTATCCAAAGATTGATAATGATGCTTGAAAAAGAAGCAATTTACTACAAAGGAGAAATAATGCACATCAAATTGAAATGGGCAAAAAAAAACCTGCGTGAGTACGAACTTGATTTAAGAAGCGAAAAGGAAAAGGAATTGGACGGATTGACAGATTTTGCAAAACAAGTATTAAAACTAAAATTTTAACCATGCCACCAATGATATTCAAAACGCTTACATACAGTGGCCAATATATTGATTTTGGAGGTCTTAAATCGGGCATTTATCTCAATAATTGGCCCTGGCTTTTTTCGCCTATTATTGAAATTGACCAGATAAAGCATAGGTTTTTGCTTCTTGGAGAATCAAATATGAGCGAATCACGAGCCGCTCAATATGAATTTTACGTGTGGAATCTGATGAAATGCCAACTCATCACGCTGGAAATGCAGTTTGTTGAAGGCAAAGATGGTACGCACAAAGTTGTAATGCACGATGGCAAATTTGTTGACTTTTATTATTTGGCCAAAGAAATCAAATATTGCAAAGTTCCGCGCGTATGGCCAGCGGATCATAGTATTTTGAAATTGATTGAAATATACGACATAATGGATGATCGCATTCCTATTCCAAATGGCGTACCAGGCTTAGCGCAGCAAAATCTAAAGGATTGCGAGATGAAACCGATCAAATTCAAAATTTTGGACCATGATTGATACAGTAGAAATCACGCTTTCTTATGGCAAAAGCAAAGGAGGCGAAACATACGCCTATATTCGTCCTAAGTTCGCGTGCGATAATAAATCATATCGCGTGAAATATGGGCAAGGAGATGTTTTAAAGTGTATTCGCGTGCATTTCAATGACGTAATAAAAAACCTCACTGAAATGCACACCATCGGCGCCAAAGACGAAAAATCGGCGCTAAAGGAATATTGGCGCATTTGCGAAAAATCCAAGATCCGGCAAAAATTTGAAGTAACCAAAATTGATAATTGGCGAAAGCCGCAACTTTAAAAAACAATGGAATACAAACAATCATCGCTGCTTCGCACAACGGCAGGCGACATCCGTCAATCACCCGCTTTTGTAGCAAGCGACGACGACGCAGTTACCGCTGCATTGGAGCTCATGAATCAAATTACAGACGAAAGCCAGCAAAACCTGTATATCCAAAATTTCATTCAAGCCATCGTACGGACGCGACAGGCAAAGGTGCAAAAATTGGAGGAGGAAACGTTTTCGTTGATTGATCAAATGAAAAACCTTCGCGAAATTTTAACTAATTTCACTAAATAATAGTAAACAATTCATTTGCCGGGCGCCATGCAATGCGTGTAACGCCCGGCATTTTTTAATCAACATGACAGACAAAGAACTTATCGAAACCGCAAAACAGGCAATGAAAGACCTTTGGGAACTTAACCAGGGCAGATTGCTTGAGCATGAGCAAACAGCGTATAATTGTTTGCGCCTTTTTTGTGAGCGATTAGAACAAATTGAAAAATCGCATGAAATAACGGATAAGGAATACAAAAACCTTATGAAACAACTTTATCCAGAACCAAGGCGCAAAAAATGAGCAAAACAATGGAAACACCTGATTGGGGCAACGCGCCTGAATGGGCAAAATTCACCGCCATGGATATTAGCGATAAAGTGAATAAATTGCTTTTATGGTGCCAACCTATTTGTACATCTTGCGAAAAGCATTTTGCTAATATGCCTCATAGTTGCCCAATGCAAGAAGAACTTTATGATGACGACAGTGTTTGCGATTGTTGCGACAATTGTACGGGCGAATGCCGTGATTCAATCTAAAAAATCAAACCAATGAGAACTCTTAAAATAATTTGCGATTGCTGCCAAAAAGAAATTGAAGCGGAATCCGCATTCCCATTAGAACATTTTATGCACGTTTCCCCCAATTTTAATCGCATGAAAGGACATGGGAAACTAATTGATGGCGCCATGTATGCAACTTCTGGTAGAAAGGAGTCAAGGGATTTTTGCCTCCCATGCTATAACCGATTATTCGCTGCATTTTTTGATGCCATGGCTACTATTCAGAAAGAAACTGCCGCAGAAACGCCCCCGCCAGTTCAACCCGAGCCTAACTCATCGCGTCAGGTGCTTCGCGCCTTGTTGTCAAGGCTTAACGACGAAGACTCAATCACTATGGAACGTTCTTCTTTGATAGGTTACCTTTTTGATGCCCAATCATGGCCATCAAAAAGGCCGTATCAAGTTATGGGAATTATTAACGATTGGGCAAATCGGAATAATCTTGTAATCTCGCAAGTTTTTGGCAATCCCAAAGACGTGATAATGATAAAGCGCAAATGAAAACCATAAACATCCCAGTTTGAGTGATGCAAAAAGAAGTAAAAAGGCTTTTAGATGCCGCGATTAGATTAGAAGGCAAAATGAAGGCAACGTGTGGTGCAATAGCAGAAATTTTGCAGCCATATTTTGTGAATGAAATAAGCGTAGACTATCAGCCGGGCGATGGGTTTTGTGTTATTTGGGAAGATGGTCAATATAAAGCGCCCAATAACGTGCCAGTTAGGGAGGTTTTAGAAAACATCAAAAAGGATGAAACCTTCTATCTTTTTAACCAATAAACCCAATGAGCAGAATAATTCATATTCCAGACGGCACACTCAGTCTATCCGAAAGCAGAGCGACTTGCCCGCATTGCAAATCTCACATTTCATTTGAGCATATTGAAAAACGATTTTGGAAACAAAGCAAAACGTTTATTCGTGTGAAATGTACATGTGGCAAGTACGTGGGCATAACGCAGGATTACCGGAGCGATTTTGTTGCTTTTGAACTTAAAAAACTATGAAACGATTTATTGCATTTTCAGGAGGCGTTGAAAGTACAGCAATGTGTTTGCTATATGGGAAAGGCGCTACTGCTGTATTTACGGATACTGGCAGCGAACATGCCGAAATGTATAAACGTATTGATAAGGTAGAAAAGGCGCTGATTGATTTTCATAGCGGCGACTTTAGTCTTATCCGACTTCGTGCCAGCGTGACAGCAAAAGGCGAGAAAGTAGACAGCCTTACCGCCTATGTAAACAGGATGCAATTTTTCCCGTCTGGAGCTGACCGTTTTTGTACTTCAAGATTCAAGATTCAACCTCTTGATCTATTTTTGAAAAGTATAGGAGAATGCGAATTGCTTATTGGGTTAAATGCTGATGAAACAGATAGAGAGGGGAATCACGGACTTGTATCTCATGTAAATTATCGTTATCCCTTGCAGGAGAACGGATATACGCGCCAAGATTGCGTAGATCTTCTTGAAAAGCATGACCTGAAGCCGGATTTCCCTGCCTATATGCGGCGCGGAGGCTGCATATTTTGCCCTTTTAAGTCAAAAAAAGAGTATGCGGCAATGGTGCATCTTGTACCTGAAGAAATTGATTTAGTTCGGAAATTGGAAGAAAACGCACAAGACAAACGAGGCAAATATTATCGCATTCGTAGCAACATGCCAGCGATGCGAGAATTTATTGACCTTGAAAAAAACAATCTATTTGGAGATCTTGCACCGTATTACGATGCGAGCGAAGAACAATACTCCTGTGGTGTTTTTTGCCACCGCTAAAATAATGATTTATGAAAAAGAAATTTTTGCAAGAAATTGACATCGAACTTGGAATGCGCCGCAAGGTGTGGGAAAAAATTTATGGCCAATCGGATAAATTCGTCAAGATTGCGCACCAAGAACGATACGACACTCTACTCGCCATGCGAAAACTCATTGAAGGTATGACGGATGCCGAAATAATTGCAAAAATGAACGGCACCAAGCCAGACGACGGCCAAAAATCATTGTTTTAAAACTGCTTCATTCTTGGCTATAAACGTCGGGATGAAGCAGTTTTTTTAGTTTATGCACCACGTCATATTTAAACAACTGATCTGGTGTAATTCGATATAAAGTGATGCCATATTCGGCCAGCGCATTATACTTCTCCATGTCCTTCAGGAAGCCTTCCGGACGCAAGTGGCGCCCCCGAATGTAAACGCCACCTTCTACCTCCAAAGCGATTTTTATGGTCTTAGGATACCCGTCAACCACGCAAGAGCGCTCAAAGTAATAGTCAATCCGCCATTTCCGCTTTTTGTCTTTTGCAAATTGGTATTCAGGCACCGGTTTGGGAACGCCAACGCGCTCGCAATGATTTTGGAAACTAACATGCGTTTGTGCCGCCTTGGCTTTCGCCTGCTGCTGGCGTTCTTTGCGCCAGGCTATTTGCGGATTGGTTGGCTTAATTTTCTCCTCGCTCGCCGTTTCCTTTTTAAACCGCTTCTTGTCGGCCATTGACTTCCGCTTTTTGGATACTTGTAACCATTTCATTTGCTATAAATTTTATCAGCTGGTAACAGCCAATATTTGAATAGAATGTTTTTCTCATTTTCGCATCCTCGTTGATGCTGTACTGAAGCGTTAACTCGTCAATTATTTTACCCCAAGCAACCATGCTATCCCAAAACTCATCGGTTAACAGGTTGCGCATTTCTTCATTCAACCATTCCATACTTGGCGCCTTCTCCAGGCAGATATAGACGGTCGCAATGGCCGATGCTGTTTCGCACATCGCATTCAGAAAATCAAACCGGCCAACTTTGGCCGCATGTTCGACCTGGCCGCGCATTTTTTCGATGATCGGCTTCACGTCATCCAGGTCGTTTTTGAATGAAACGACTTGGAAAACCACATGACTATCTTTGGCGATTGGTGTAATCATAGGGATTTATAAAAATTTCCAATAGCTAACCGATCAAGACCGATGTAGCGCATTGTGATGTTCACGCTTGAATGGTTTAATAACTTCTGCACCATCAATAGTGCATCCGTGGTGCGGCCCCAAGTAGCGTAGGCGTGGGCTCCAAACGACTTCCGGAATGTGTGGGTAGTCACGTCGGACGGCAAGCCTAATCGCTTCGCATTCTGCTTGAAAATGAAATTGGCGCCGCCCGTGGTAATGCCCTTGGTTTTATCCTTCACTGATGGCAGTAATGGCGTGTCCAGATATTGGATCCGAAGCCCGGCAAAGCATTGGAGCAATATTTCGGCAAAATTTTCGCCAATATAAATGCGCCGCGACTTGCTGGTTTTTTGCTCCTCGAATTCCACATATTCCCGGACAACCGGAGTCCTGCCGTCGCGCTTGATAAAATGCTTCCATCTGCATTTCTGCCAATCAGAGCAGCGCAGGCCCGTAAATGACGATACGGCCACCATAAGCAGCAGCCGATAGTCTTTTTCTGATTGCAATTGCTGGATCACCCTGGATATTTCAGGCCAAGGCATCACCGGCGCTTCTTTGTTCATGCTATATTTTTTTGAAAACTAATTGAATTATTTCTGGATTTTCGGTCCATGAATCCTTTCCATGAAGCAATTCCCATTCGTCGGCATATGCTTCGAGCGGAGATCGCCGCCAATTGCCCTCAAACGTGCCAGGAAGCCCGTAGCGACCACTTTCTTCAACATAGCCCTCTTGCATCACATCCTCGTCTGTAATGTCATTCAGGCGCTTTAAAATCACATCCTCAATAAGAATCGTTGTGCGACTCAAATTATTGGGCATGAAAAATGGATTTTTGTTGTACAACTTTGGAGTGAATGGATCGGCAAGGTCCACGGAATGGAAACCCTGGCGATCCCAATCGTATTTGTACACGCCACCGGTCGCCACAAACTCCCAGGCCAATTGCCGGTTTTTGAGGCGATCATGCTTTGGCCGCTTGTAATAGCCCATCTGGCAATAGCGCTCCCTCACTGGCAGGATCATGCCTGGTGTAAGTTTCTCGGAATTACGCGCCTTGTGGACCAGCCTGCATGTGGATGTCTGAAACCCCTGATGCACCAACTCGGCGTTGATGGGGTTGAATATTATTGCGTGGTTCGGCATGGCTATTCCTCGTTCATTTGCTCAATAGCATCCAGCGCAAGCCAAAAGGCCAGCGCAATTGCAGATGCACCACCGACCACGCCGCCCCAGCGCGTAGTTTGGTCAAAGTTTTGCGCGGGATCCAGCGCGTAATTGATAATACCCCATCCTGCCAATGCCAGGATAAATGATAAAATTAATTTTGAAAATCCTTTCATTTTTATTGATTTTAAATGTTAAAATGGAATGTCATCGTATGCCGATGGTATTTCGGCTTCAGTATCAGAAGCGGCCATTGCTTCTGGTTCAATATCCGGAGGCGCCTCGCCTTCGCCAAAGTCATAGGCAGGCATTTTGTTGCAATAAAGAATGCCATCCCGTCCAGCCGTCATGTTGAAAGCATCGAATTTCATGCCGCGAGCAAATTTTGGTGTCACTTCAATCATGGTATCGCTCACCGACTTGGAAGAAATACCATAGTCCATTTTTCTTTGAATCAGAGAACCCGTGTTGCCGCGAATTTTGCCATCCGATTTATTCTCGTGAATTACCACAACAATCGTATAGCCCTGCGACAACCAGCGATTTAAATGCTTTTCAAAGAATATATTGTTCTCTTTGATGTCGTTCGTGTCGTAAACAAAGTCTGCAATACCGTCAATGATTATGGTATTCGGCTTATATTCGTCCAAAATCAGATCCATCTTCCTGATTCTATCCCCGGGCAAATCCTTTTTCATGGACACGGCCAGGTAGTCGTCAGTATTTCCAAGACCTGATTGAATGCAGATATTTCTTTGCGTCCGGTAAAAATAAAATTCCGGTTGCTCGGTATCCACAAACAGCACTTTCCCAATATCATTCCATTCAAATGGCAGATCATCCGTGCCGCGAATTTTAACGCCGTGCTTTCGCCGCCGACCATCCGCCACCATGGCGCCCAGCAAGGTCGTTTTCCTTGATTTTTCAATACCCGAAAAAACGATCAGAGCCCCCTTGAATCCAACGCCCCACCGCTCCGAATTGTACGGCCCCCGCTTTTGCTTGATGAATAGATTGTATTCAGTGTTCGGCTTTTTATTGATGTCAAAAGCGCTCGCCTTAATCTGCTCCCATTCGCTCAATTTCTGATCGCGTAATTCGCTTTCAGAGAGGACTTGATCACTCGGCTTATCAGAATATCCGGCAGCCGCTAAAGCCCGCGCAGCAGCCTTGTAATCGCCCCTATGCTTCAATATGCTGTACACGCTAAAAAACCTGTAACCGCGACCTGAATCAAATTGGCCAATGGATGTGCTGAAGCAGTAGAACAACTTCATTCCCTTGTGCAAGGTAGCATCCACCTTGGTCTTATTTTTTGCGCCAGGTCGATTGAAAAAAACATGCGTTGCCGTGTTTCTGATCGCCCGGAATCCTTCAGCCTCGAGCATGCTCACTATCTCGGACACACCTATTTCCTCGTTGTATACATCACCAGGTCGGCGCCCATCTTGGAACGTGACAGTATGCTGATTGTCGGCCATCTCCACATAGGTATTGAAAGCCATGGCAATCATCCAAATCAGATCCCGGTCATACTCGCTGATGATCGGAGCATCCATCACCGTATGTGCCACTTTTTTGTAGCCCTCACTCGGATAACAAAGTCCAATGCCGCCCTGGCCCCTTGTTTCAATGATCGTTCCGTATTCTCGGCCCGTTTCAAATTGCTGGGCATCGTCATAGGCCTTTTTGGCCAAAGCAATATTTGCCCGCTTACAAGTAGGATCTACCCGATACCAGTAATGGAAGCCGCCAGATGGCGTTGTTTCCTTCACCAAGGAATCATATAGCGCAGGATCTAATTCTTGGCGCAATGCAGCATCAAATTCCTGCACCACCGTCCTGTCTGGATCGTTTTTGATATCCACGTCAATCAACTCCCATTCCCCGCAGATAACGGCCACATTTGGCGCTCCATTAAACGCAGCATCATATTCCTCGTCGGAAACGCCCTTGTCGCGCCATCTCGTCCATTCGACACCCTTTGGCGGCATCTTTTCTCGAGTAGCAGGAACAAGCGGAACACCTACAAAGCGGGCTTCGTCCTTAAACGACATCGGCATAATTCTTCTTGCACCAGATATAGAATGAATCAGCGCCGTAAACGGCAGTATGGTACACATGATCTGGATCTTTCTGAAATTCCGGACCCGCCTTGATGTACTTCATGAATTCAATATGCTTCGCAAAATCTTTGCCCACCAAACATGCCTCGCTCCAATAGCCAACAGCATTCCCGTCGTATCCCAAGCGAGTACCATGCTGATTCAACCCGGTCGCCCGCCGCACGGGATCGCCGGTGCGCATGTAGTTCTTGTCAATATCCCGATTGACCAAAATTTCCGCACATTGCACGAGTGCCGGATGATTCGTGTCATGCTTGTGGTATCCCACTTTCCAGCCTTTTTGCTGGCCCAGGATAATCCGGCCCACACCACCCCGCTTTGCGGCTTCTGGAGAATGCGTGGGTGCAATACCGGGCTCGGTAGTTGCCACCTGGGCAAAGAGAATAATCGGGTAATTCTCCTTGAAAGTAATCAGATATCGCATGTCGTTCCATCGATCAGGCGCATCGTTGTTCGGAGTGCCATCAAAATTGGCGCCTTCCAGGTATACGATATTGAGCGCATTGTCGGTGCGAAACACAACGTCTCCACGACTTTCCATGTAGGTGATTAAGCGCAAGGCAAGTTCATTCATTTTTGAAGTATTTTGATGTGATAAAATCCGTGTTGTCATTAAGCCAATCTTCATCGGCAACAATAATCAAATCAAACTGGCCTACCCGCACATAGGCAAATACCTGGTCCATTTTTACCGTCCTTTCCACCAAAACACAATCATGCCCCAGTTTTTTCCGGAACTCGTAGGCCATTTCAGCAGCCGGTTTGGAGATGAAATAATCCATCCGCAATTCCCACTGATCGCAAAGGGAATAGCATTTAAACTCGGCAGGCAACTTGTCAAACAGTCGCAACTCCTCGGCATCCATGAAACTGCGATTGCCCTCGCGATGTTCGTTAAAAAGATCAAGCCAAAATTTGTTGCGTTCTGGCTTTTGCGTGAGCATATACACAAAACGGGTAATATGCCAAAAGCCCTCAAAAAACCGAGCGTTTTTGTATTCTTGCTTGTAATATTCAAAAAGCGCATTGGAATCCTGCTTGGTATCCCATGTTTTTTTGATGTTTCGGATTACCCGAGTCATGTAGTGCGATAGTTTACCCATTTTTGAATTCTGCTTTGATGTAATTTATGATGGTTTTGTACTGCGAGCGCAGCAAGTGATTGGAGCAAAAGATGATATGCCAATCTCGGAAGCGAATTTTTGCGCCTTCAGGACTCATAACCTGGCGTCTTGTTTTGAAATCGCCTTCGCATTCCGTCCATTCCTGCAACTCGGATTCGCTCAATACGGCATGCGTCCATTCCTCCGGGTTATTGCCGGTGATGGTTTTAAACCAATCCAGATATTTTTTGTAAAACGCGGATATTTGCCCCCCCTTATTCGCTGCAAAATATTGCATGGTCCAGCGGCCCTGATTGATATATGTGGTAAGATGTGGCCACGGCTCGAGAAACATGCCATGATTGCGATTGCCTGAATTGAGTGCGGCATTGATGGCTATTTGCAACTGCCTGCGCTCCTCTATTTGCCGCTCTAAATTCGGCAGTAGTTCAGCAACAATAACGCTGAAATTTTTGTGTTTCTTTTTGAAGTTCGCCCATTCAAATTCCGACCCCTTCTTTTTCCCAGGATAGGCTTTCGCGAAAACGCGGAATTTCTCAAAATGATGGTCCGACGTCTGGATAAAATATGCAGTGCCATCAAATGACACTTCGCCGTTCAGTACAAGAGCATCCAGATCGGCAACATCAAATCCGGGCACCGTTTGAAAATACAAAAGATTCAATCGGCCCTGCGATTCAAGCAAATAAATTATTCCGAATTGGCGAATGTTCTTCATAACGCCAAAGGTAGTCCTAAGACTACACTATTTCAAAGAGATATTTAATATATTTTTAAAATTAATCTATACGGCGTATGAGTAATAAATAGTGGCGCTTGATACTGCGCTAAAAACAGATTTTGCATGTGCTGGTATGGTCAGCCGATCCCCGCGATACATCGTTCTTTTTTGACCGGCATACATAACCGTGACCGAGCCATCCTCAATGTAGTATTTTTTTGGTTGCTCCGATTCGTCCTCACAAGACTCCCCGGGCTGCAAATGCTTTTCAAATATGCCTTTTTCGGCATTATAAACATCCGGTTGCTTGCCGGTAATATCTTGAACAAGCGATAAAAATTCGCTCATTGCTTTATCCATTGATTCGTCGCTCATTTCATTAACGTAGTTATGACGGATTTTAAATCATCACCACTGCGCTGTACGGCAGCAATGACCCTGTTTTCAGTTTCTTTAATTTGATCGGGCGTTTTATCAGCCAAGTCAGTAAGCGCGTCTTTCATTGCGGTTAATACAGCAACGTTGTTTTGGATTACAGTTACAGTGTTTTGCGACAACGTTTCGTATTTTTCAATCATGTTGTTATACGTCTTGTTGTGGTCACGCCAAAGGTACACAATGCCACCGGCAAGTGCAAGCATTATAACAATAAGTAATGCTACAAGAAAGCCAAAAACACTGTCTGGATTAAGACCGAATGCGTGGTCCAGCACTTTTTGCGCTGGTTCAATCGCTTGAAGAAAAATCATAGCGTGTTATTTATTATAATCTTTGAATAAAGCCTGGATATTTCGGCCAGTTATGATTGCTCGAATTTCGTCTTTAGAAAAGTTGTTTTTTTCAAGAAGCGCAATTGCTTCAGCCTTTGAAAGCCCTGCTTTTTGTGCTGAATCAAGTGCAAATTTAGCCTCTTTTAACACTTCATTGTACTCCTTGTTGGCATCCTCGTACAAACTTTTCAGTTTTTCGACATCTTTTTTATATTTCCAGCGGTCGTCAGTAAATATTTCGCGGCTATATTCTTTTTGCTGCTTCAATTCTTTGAATTTGCTGGATACTGCCTGCTCCATATTTCGGCGCTCGGTCTGCATACCCGCAAGTCCAAGTAGCACATCCTGCAATTGTTTCGGAGGACGATCACCAACCCCTTCTTGCGCAATTGCGCTGTACACGTCTAATCCAAACTTGATGATACCTGGTTGCAAATTGGATCCAATAAATTGCCCAAGTCTATACCAATCGCCAAGCCACCCTTTTCGCTCGTTGTAGATATTATCTTTGTTTCGGTCTGATTTATTGTTAATCACCTGGTCTATGGTATTGGCAGTAAGTTCAGGCGACAAAAATGGTTCAACAAAGGAATAAGCCGCGGATGCCATATCCTGGGCAAATGAATTATTCGATTTGGTTGCAAGTTGAATGATAGGCTTTTTCAAAAATGAGTATGGATCGGTATATGACAGATTGATAAATGCCATTTCCTTTCCATCCAGTTTTTGCCAGATCAAACTCGCTCGTTTCTGCCAGTCAAACATAAAATATCGGGCAGCATCCTCCTCCTCTTTTGTCACCCCGGCAAACCATTTGCCTAAAGCAGTTAAACCAACGCCCATCAATCCCTGGGCAATACCCATTCCAATTAAGCGGCGCACACCAATATGGCGCAAACGAGGATCCTTCAACTCCTGGCGTGTAATAGCTAATTGATTGTATGTTACCCGGAACATTTCAGCGGGAAACGCTACAAACGTGCCGACAAAAGGAAATAATTGTATGTTTTTTACAATTTTAGGCACCTTGGAGTAGGTTGGCAGCATAGCAATCGTCAATTCAGCGGCGCGTTCTTCAACAGCCGTTTGCTCGGATTTTGACAAATTATCGAAAGAATTGCCATATAGCGCCTTAGCATACCGAGCCTTTTCCGTTTCAAAAGCCAATACCCGGAAAAAATCATCTTCAGCGCCATACAATGCTTCCGCTCCCTTTTTTACAGCGTTGAGGCCGCCACCCAGATACTTTTCAGTCCAAGCATCAACCGCATCGGCATTCATGGCATCCATCAAACTGTTGATAGAACCAATATTGGCGCCGTTCCCCAGCAATCGAAGTTCAGTCAATCGCTCAAAATAGGCCGCTTGGTCAGCGGGTAGTTTCTTACCAAACGCTTCTACAAACGACTTAAATGCCTTAGATCCATGTCGGATATCATAAGCATTGTTTACGGCAAACCAAAGGTTGGAAACAAAGTTGCGCACATGCGTAACAGGCGACAATATGGTTTTGCCATACTTCACACTGGCAGATAACTGCGTGTAGGCCCGCCAGAACGGATCTTGCATTCCTTTCCCCTGGTAGTATTCCTCAAACACCTCTTTGATCTCCGGAGTCGTATAGAGGCCGTTCAGCGGATCCAGAGTGCGATTACCTTCAGAAGAAATTTGAGCAACGGCATCGCCAGTAGGTTGCTTGAAAAACAAGTTGCCCATTTGCGATTCTCGCAGATCTGTTAAGAACAATTGATTTTCCAAAGCATTCACCGCCCGATAGAGCGATTTTGCAAAATTCAGGCGAGGATCGTGATATTCGCCCATTAATTCGCGAATTTCTGGCGCAATATCTTTTCGCTGCCGGAATGAATTCAAGTCCTTGGACCCTAATTTTCCCCGCGACAGCATGCTCACCGGAGAATCGTCGGTGTATAGGATGCTATTTAGTTCAGCCTCAATATTATTAAGAGTGTGGGTGAGCACATCAATCTTCGCCTGATTATTTTCAACCACCTTTGACTGCTTTTGATACAATTCCGCAATGGCTTTCCTGGCGCCCACAATCTTTTTGACAGCAATTGGCAACCCCACTATGTCTGCATTGGTGAGCGCATCTACAACAGCAAAATCCTCAATTTCCATGTCCCGCGCTGCTTTCGCACGTTTTTTGAAATCGGCCAATCTTTGTTGCCAACTTACAAGCGAATTGTCAAGCGACTTGTTTGGAACACCTTTGTTTGCCACAAACGCTGCTTGTTTCGCCAAGATGTCATTGATTTTATCCTGGGCGTCGGATATTTTTTGATCCAGATTCGCAATTGCATCAGCAATTTTGTCTTTTTGCGCCTGAATCTGATCGTCTATTTCATCAAGCCGCATAATCTGATCTTGCTCAATCTGCTTAATCTGATCTTCAGCCTGTTTTTGCAGGAAATCGCGAGCCTCTTGTAAGACGCGAGGATCTAAACTGTCCTTGTATTTTTCCCAGTCCTTGGTATCATGCACTTTATAAGATCTATATAGGTATGTGCCAATTGCTCCCTTGTGCTGATTCAAAAAGTCGCGTATGGCATCTACTTCTTCAGCAGTGCGCTCAAATGGCAATTTACCCAGCGCTTTTGTCAGGTCAACTCCTTGGTAGTTTTCGAGGTCGGCAGCATCCACGTCTATTCCGGCATTCTGCAAAACCGTGACAATCATTTCACCGCCCGCAATCCCCGATTGCAGCAAGTCCAAAGAAACACTGTCTTGCAATTCTCGGATTTTCCGCAAAGCATCTCCCACCGCTGGAGGCAACACGGTCCAATCGCCCGTTCCCCGCAGCACATTGTCAACCATGCGCCAGTGCGTATCGTTCAGATCCTTGCCATAGGCTTCTTTCATGGCAGATTCAAGTTCCCGGATATACTGCTCGCCTCGGTATATTTTTGCAGCAGCCCGGCCAATACGGCGCTCGTTTGCGGCATATAGGTCAATAGTCATAAGCCCTCGCGTCGTCAGGTTCTTTTGCCACCACTTCGCGAATCGCTTATTGTAACGATCCATGAATTTCCTCACCTTGCTTCGAGCATCCAGCATTTCGCCCTTGTCAATTCGCAGGGTGCCATAGCCCATTCTCAAAGCCATTGCTTCAACAGCCCGTTTCAAATCTGATTCATCCAGCCCTAAGTCGGATGCTGCCTGGGCAATCTTAGCATCCATATTTTTCAGACCCTCTTTTTTCAGCTGATCTTTTAAAATATTCTTTGCGCTAATCATCCGGGCATGATAACTGGCCGTAACTTGTGGCGCCGCAGCAAAACGAGGTTTTTGATTCGTCATAACAGCCTGTTCCACATTACCTACCGGATCGCTGCTTTTTGCCATGGGCATCGCAGTCACATTCGATTCTACCTGTGCAGCGCCGCGCAAAATCATGGACGCCATCACCGTAGATATGCCGTTTTGATATTGCAATGGCAGGATAATCTCGCCATCGCGAATTTCCATATTTGACTGATCCATGAATCGAACTGTGTGGTTTTTCAATTCCGGATACTGCGCAAAAAAATCGGGTGCATCAAATATTTCGCCGACAGTATAGGAAGATTCAGGAAACCTTTCTTGGCGCACATAAGTGCGTTGAATAGGCCGAAACTTCCATTCGCCCACGTCATTTTGATACCATCCGGTTGCGGCATATATTTTTTCATCGGGCATCCCCGCTTCCTGCATGGATTTAGCTGCTTCAAAATTTGCCGCCATCACATTGCGACCAATATCCTCGGTGGCAGAAATTGGCGCATTCGTGCCAGTACGCCGGGCTTCCGCATTCCGGGCCTCAATCTCGCCGGGCGCTGAAGCGTATTCAATAATGCTCGCTTCCTGATCCTGTTTTAGTGCGGAATTAATTTCGTCCGTGCTTAATACTGCGAGATTTTTGAAGTCTTGCAATTCGCCAATATCGTCAAGCAATTCCTCTACTTCCGGATGTTCCTCGAAATATTTTGCCATGCTTTCGGGGCTGCCATTCATTTCCATAGAAACGATATTCGACAGCGCCGCGTCTACTTCCGGAGAAATCTTGCGGCCAACACCGGTGTTTGCGCCCTGATCAAAGCCTTCGATATTTTGAACGGCATGCTGGATCTCGTGAACCATAATGTTGTTCAACTTCTCTACATCGCCAAGGTCGGCGCTGGATACCTCTATCTGCTTGCCATCAAACGAGCCTTGGCCCGGATTGAGGGAATCGTTTACGACAACCTGAATATTTTTCAATTCAGGATAAGCCTTGTACAGACGAGGCGCATCAAATATGTCGGATAGTGACCACGGGCCACCTTGCAGCAAATTTCCTGCATTCACATTCCCATACGGAATTTCAGAACGCCATTTGCCATCCCGACCGCGCTCCCATCCGGTTGCAGCCCATATTTCGTCGGGCGTGGCGCCGTCCTGCTCCATCTTATCGGCAATCATTTTATCTTCCATCCGACCCGCCCTGGCAGCACCTCTTTCGCCTATGATCTGAAATTTGGCCATCTCGCCTATTTCGTCTTTCATTTGGCGTACATCCTCGGACGTTTCCTTCAGCAAGGTTTTGCCCCCGGTAAGCAACACCGCCTGCCGGTTCACATACTGCTCCAAAGTCATATCCTGGGGATTGAAGCCAATTGCCCGCTGAATGCTTGACCACATATCGCTTAACCATCGCTTAAATTTCACCAATACAGTGCTGTTGGTGATAAAGGCGCCTTTTTCCCCGATTGCTTGGGCCAATGCTTCTTCCGCTTTTTCTTCCTCGCTCAAATGCGCATATGCCGGGTTCTCCAAAACGTCGGTGAAATAATTGGATTGCTTCACCAGGTCAATCCCTTTCGCGTACAGCGTGGGCTGATTTTTGCGCATCCAAGAATTCCAGATATGGCCAAATTCATGCACCGGCGTATCTGGCCGGGCCACGCGAGGATCAATATACACCTTGCCATTGCGCTCAAATCCCATCACCTGGCCCATCGCTTCAGTGTTTGGAATCTCGCCAGACGCCACCATTTCGTCTTTAACGGCATCAATTTCTTCCGTATTGGTTACGACAGTCACGTTTGGAAATGCCCGCCTGATGCGCTCAAATACCCGCCTGGTAGCTTTATCCATCTCGTTCTTGCTCATGCCGTGCAGCGCCTTGGCAGCATCCAATTGTTCCTGGAATGTGGCAGCCTTTTTAAATCGGGCCCGATTGCGGTATCGGCGTAATGTGGCAGCGGCCCGGGTGAGTAAGCCGCCCACCTCGCCATCTACTTTTTCATTCCGGACGTCTTGGGCATGGTCCAATCCATCGGCCCGGCGCTCGGATAATGCGGCGTCCAGTTCGATTTTCTTATCGGCAGCCATGGTCCAGGTTTGGCTGATTGGATCGTAGATTGCGCCTGCTTCGCGCAAGGCATCTGCATAGTGCCCGGCATCGCTTACTACAAACGATCCATCCGGCAGCACCGTCACGGTAGGACGGTTCAGTTTGTCGTTTGTTTTGGGCAATGACTCGGGTAATACCTTGTCTTTGGGTTCATCGCGCAGTTTCTCGCGCAATGACATCGCTTTGTCATAAGCCGCCTGCGTTTCAACATCGCGATCTCCTTGAAGATAGTTGAGCGATTTTGTGTAAGTCAAATTGTCAATTATTCCAGACCGCACCATTTCAGCCAAGTATTCAGGCGTCAATTCATCTGGCAATGGCGCTTCCTGCATTTCCTCGTCTATCTTGTTGGATAGATCGGTAAGTTCTGCCGTGCCGGTGGCATTTTGAACTTGTTGCTCTAAACTCGCGACATCCGACGCTGGAGCAGCAACTGATTGTTCTTTGGATAGTAGGGATTCTACTGCTTTTACAAGTTCGGGATTGCTACCATCTGCTTTTGCTTTGTGATAGGCATCAGATATTTGCTCACTTGCATTTCTACCTCCAGAACCATTATCATTTTCTGGAATAAGCCTATCAATAGCCCAAAAAAACGATTCTTTACCAGAGTTAAGCAACTCAACATATTTGTCGTCTAATGCTTTAGCCGTACTTTCTACGTCCTTTAATGCAGGGTTATCTACTGTGCCGCCTAAACTCGCGACATCCGACGCTGAAGCAGCCGTTTCGCTTCCCTCAATTTGAGTAGCAGATCCCGCTCCTGCTCCGTCTGCGGCTTGGTTTTCTCCTTGCCCTTGGACTTCAGGCTTATTGCTGCCAGTTTGCTCGCCAATTTGTTGTCGTATTTCATTGATTTTATCATGCGCCTGTGGCGTCATTTGTTGAAAATGAGGAATTTGGTTGCTAAATGGATCCCAGGCATCGTAATCCCGGATGAAAGCATCGGCATCAAAGTTTTCGCCTTCTCCATAAGGAGCGAGTGCTTTCTCAATAGATGAAATGTCGGCAGATGAAAGTTGATCCAGGCTTTCCTGCTGCTTTTCCACTTCCTGCGCAACTTGCTCCGGCGTATGCTCCGGCCCGGCCCAGCGTTCAGCCGCATCCTGGTTTTGAGCAGCCATGCTATTTTTCATGTGCTGAATCGGCCCCTTTGGATTGCTGCGTATGAAGTCCAGTATTTCGTTCTTCATATCAATTGCAGCGCTCGTACTCATAACGTCCGTACCGGCCACTTGGTCCTTATTGCCTGAATTCATTTGCGTCCAAATCTGCTCGGCCAAATCCTCAATAGATGCCCCATTCTTCGCTGAATAGTGCATGCGCACGGACGGATCCTGCATTTCGGCAGGGATGTCGGCGCTCAAAGCCGCCGAACTAATCCGAGTACCCGCAGCAAAAGCATCCGCAATATGATCCTGCGTTGTTTGCGGATTAAACGAGCGTTTAATATTTTTCGTCGCAGAACCACCGCGTCGATTATCGGAAATAAATTCGTTGATAAGATTGTTTGCTACCCGATGGAATGACTCGTCAGCATTGGCTTCTTTGAAATTTGGATCAGCCAGGTTTTCCGCCACATAATCTCGGAATGCGGCATGATCCGATGGCGTCATTTCATCGCGCATCGTTTTGGTGACAGACGACAACGCAACATTTACCGTGTCGTCCACCAAGGATTCCTGATGCTTCTGTTGCGTTTCAATGCTCGCCGATTGCTCCCGCTGAAGCCGGTTCAATTCGTTTTCGGCGGCCATCCGCTCATCGCCGATAGTTGTATCTACAACTTTCTTTTGCTGCTCTATTTGAGCAGACAAATCAGTTGTTTCTGGCGTGTAGGCTTGTGCCACATCCGCAAACATGGTGCGTGAATCGGGCGCCACCTCGTTGATATTTGGTGTGCCTTCGCGCTCGGCAAGCGGAACAACGCGGCGCTCGCCCACAAAATCCTGCTTGGTCGTGGGACTTACAAATATTTCCTCGGCTTTCAGTTCTTTTTGCGGCGCTGCTTCTGGCGCTGCTTCAACAACAGGCGTTTCTTGCTGCACCACTTCAGCGGGCGCCATGATAGCCTGGATCTCCTCGTCGGCAGCCTTGTTTTCGTCTTTAAGGATTTTTTGCTGCGCCGTAGATGGAGAATCGCCGTAAGCCACTTGATTCGCCATTTTTTTCCATTCAAGCAGCGCCACCTTCGCCTTGTTTTCTTCAGACATATCTGATGGCAGCCGGTTATATATGTCGGACATTTGATTAACCCTGGTCATGCCTTTTGCCACATCTTCTTCGTTCAATGCTCCGTTTTCCTGCAATACCGAAAACGCCTTTTGCATGGCTTCCGGAATTTGAACGGCAGCCAGCATGGCAGATTGCGTGAAATCATTCACGCCCCGGCGCATAGCATCGCCGCCACCGACAAGAGCAGTGGTAAGCGTGGTGAGCAAAAATGTTTCAGCAGCATCTTCAGGGCTGATATCAGTGTCAAGATGCGAGCCATACACGCCATTGAAAACTGCATTGCTGGCAATATCGCCAAACATCTGCGAGTATTCCTCTTTCAACTCGCCTTTTACTTCATGCAAAACGGGCTTAAATGCAACCTTTGCCAAATCATAGCCCGACATTTTGCCTGCTAATGCTTTTGCTTCTTTCAGACCCACCGCTTTTGCCGCAGCAAACTTGGGCCCTACGCTTTCAATGTCACCCATGTAGGCTTCAAGAACGCTGTTCAGCGCTGTTTTTGTCAAAGCAAATTGAGATGCCTGGGTATCATCCAGGTTTAGATCGCGTTGTGCTTCTTCATAGTTTTGGCGATGCTGCAAAGAAAATGCTGAAGCCGCAGCGCCCAATTTTGTGCCGCCGCCCAACCAGCGCATGACATAAAGATCGGCCACCACGTCGGCCAATTTAAACCCCGCATTGTACACGCCAGTAAACCGGTTTTTCGCGTTTTTTGCCGCCCCGGAATCCACGAAATCTTTGATCTGATCCGTGGTCATTTTAATTAAACTACCATCCTTATACGCCTTGATTGGATTGCCTTTTTGGTCAACAACAACGTCCAAATCTTTATATGGCGCCGATTTTTCCCAAATAGGCCGTTCGTATTTATCGGGCATCGGGAAGTTTACGTTCTCGAATTCCAGCAACTGATCGGCCCAGTCACCTAAAGCATTCGCAATCATACTGCCTGGCTGCACTTTTGGGCCAGGAATGGCGCCAATCAAAGTACGCGGAATAGAAGCAATACCGCCCACAACCTGGGCAATTTTCCGAGTAGACCAGTTCCATGCCGATCCGGCAATCGTGTTGTCAATGGCTTTTTTATTCGTTTCCATTTCCGCAAGCCGCTGCGCATATTCCGGATTGCTTTTCGCATATCCATCAAATTGCTGTTTTGCTTTTTGCGCAAGTTGGAGACCGCCCACATAATGCTTATATGATGGATCTTCAACTATTTGATTGAAGCGGTACTTCAAACCGTCAACATCCATCTCGCTCAAATTCGCAGGAGGATTTTCGATGGTTTGGCCCGCTTTAACCAGAAATTCAGACCAATCAGGCCCAAACTTTTGCTCTAATTTAACTGAAGCATTATATGCTTGATTTTGGGCAATAGTTGAGGTTTTGCCCAGCACATCCAGATCAAACGTGCCTTGTCGCAATGCAGACTTGCTTGCGTTTATTTCTTTTTGAGCAAAGTTTTGATGCTTTTTGCGCATAAATTCTTTACCCACCTGAAGCGGATCTTCCGCCCCGGTAAATTCTGTGGGTGCCTCAATTGGCTTAGGGATAATGTTTTGGCTTGTAGATTCAGCCGATATGCCGCCCATACCTTGTTTCATAAGATCGGCTTCAGTCAGCCCTGGCACTTCAGTAGTGGGCTGCTGGGCAGTCATTTGCCCATCCGGAACGCCAAGGTCTTTTGCGTTTTGCTGGAAATCTTGCGCACCAATAGAATTTTCAAAAAAATCAGATGTAGAATTCCCCGTTGCAGTAGGGGCATCTGCATTTTCTTTTTGGGTAGATAAAGAGGGCGATTGCCCAACTTGTTGCTCGCTTCCACCAGGTTCTTTTTTTTTTAGATCGTTAATGTTTGTGACAAACTCATTTAAAGACATGTCGGCAGCGCCATGCTTTTTCAATACGCTATAAAGGCGCTCAGCACCACCTTGGGCAAATACGGAATTCCTGAAGTTCTCGTAGTTTACATTTTCGCCTTGCAACAGGTCGTTTTCCAGCATTTGCTGGTGTAAGTCTTTAATTGGATCGCCCATTAGAATTTATCGTTTGATTGAACTTGCGTTTTCTTTTGTTTGCCTTTTTGAGATCCGCCCAATATCCCCTTCAAAGAAATTGGTTTTCGCTGCTCCAACGGACCGCGATAAGCCGCTTTCATTTCATCGTAGGCGCGGTCGTGCATTTTCAATAAAGCATTTTCAGTTCGGTCGGTAATTGGAATCCGCAAAATATCTTCCGTTCCCACCTGCTCAATATTAATCTGATCTTCAGGAACGCCATCCACCATCACCTTCTCCTTGATCTTCTGCAAATTCTCTTTGCCCTCAGCCTTAATAACTAATTCATTTATAGGGGTGCCAACGTCCTTGTAGGTTCCGTCTGGCTGCTTCTCAATTTTGGTGCCCAGTTGAGTAGGCTTAACTTCCGCTGAAACGACTTGCATGCCAGGGAATATATCTTTTGCAGTAAGCAGATAGCCTGCCGCTTCCACGTTTTTATCAGGGTTTGGATCCTTGATATTTGCCAGCCATTGCATTCCAGATGCCTTTTTATCCTCATCTCCGGCAGCGCTTGGCAATATCTTGTACTCATTTTGCGTAGCAACCATTCCGCGCATCCGCTTGGCCAAATCAGGAATCGCAATCGCTTTGTAATCCGTTTCATTCATCCCGGTCGGCCATGGCAGCAACTTGGAATATTCCTGGAGCGCTGTCGGATTCGTGAGCATCACGGTCGCCCGCTCCATTGAATTTTTCTCAAATTCCTTTTCATCCACTTTCTTTGAAGCGGCCTTGGTGCCTTGATATTCGTTGTACGGCACCTTCAATTCCTTAACCCCATCATCAATCCACTCGGCCAATTTAAATGGCTTCCCAGGCTTCTCATGCAATTTTACCTGGTCATATTGCAACACCTCAATATCGCTTTTACCAAGTGCTTGCGCCCTGGAATGCAGATCGGCCCGCTCATTTGGCGGCATGATTGCAAGTGCGCTCATTAATGATGGCATTAACTTTTGCTGATTCGCAGGATTGCGCATCGTTTCGTCCACAATATCCCATCGATCATTGTCGTTGAGCGGAACCTCACCGCGACGGCCATTCACTTCGCCCATCAATTTGCCATAGAAATCCTGAATGTCGGCAGTAGGCCGGGCCTTGATAAGCGGAGGCGGCAATACGCCCTGTTTAGCCACAACGCGAGGATCCATGTCAAAATAATCCTTTTGCGCCTTAACGGACGCCAAGTCGTACGCATCTGCATCCGATCCATTGATGTCTGCCTGCACTTTGGTCGCAAGTTCCTTCATTTGCTTGGATGTATTGGCGATGCCCTGAATCTCCATTTGCTGCTTCCGCCATGCCTGCGCTTCAGGCGTCACGTCACGCCATGGATTTTGGCCTTTTGCCATCATTTGGGCGCCTTTTTCCACCCAGTCATTCATCATAGGCTGAATGATCTCCTCATGCTTGAACCAGCGCTCGGGATTGAACTTGGTCAGTGCATCCCTGGCAGCGTCGGCTTCTGCTTTCCTTGCTTTGAGCGCTTCCTGCTTCGCCAGTTGTTGCCGGTTCGCAAAAAGGCTGAATTCCTCGGAATTGGTGCCCGTAGGCAACACCGTAGCAAGCCCCGTTCCCTGGCGCTGATTATGGACGTATCCCGCGTTTGAACCTACTTCTATCATTGTGGCCGATTAAAATACTGATTAACGTTGCCCGGGCCATATGCGTTGTACATATTGGTGAGCATTTGATAATACTGGGATTGCAGCGCTTTTGAAGCCGCAGCCCCGGCCAAATTGCCTGCGTTGATACCCGCCTGTGAAAGGCCCGCTCCTTTGTATGCGCCGTATCCCGCATTATTGATCGCGTTGGCGCCCACAATTCCACCGCCTGCAACATTACCCATGCCGCCAATTGTGCCGCCAAGGATATTGGAGCCAATAGAAGCAAGCCCGGAAAGGCCATTTGCAATATTGGTTTGACCGGCGCCCACTTGCTCCCGACCCTCATTGTATTTTTGGGCATATGGCGCGAACTTATTAAGTTGCCATTGCTGGTCCTTGTATTTCGCCAGCACATCCATCATATTGACCAGTTCACCCATATCTGCGCGTTGCTGCCGGGCCTGTTCGGCCCCTACTTGCATCGCTGCATTATTGCTGTTTCCCTGGATCGTTGAAATGGCGTCCATAGGGTTGCCGGAGTCGTATGCCATCTGAATAGCATTCGCCTGATTGGCGCCAATCCGATTTTCCAGCGCTCCCTGCCCAGCAAAACGAGGATCGGCATAATTGCTTTTCGTCAGCGTCAGAGCGCTGTTTATCTCGCCAGGAATGTTGTATTCAGGGCGCTGCAATCCGGCCAGCGTTTTTTTGCCCGCTCGTTGCTGCCGGATACCTGTCACCAGGTTGTATATGTCGGGGATCGCTTGGAGTCCGCCCATCAATCCTAATGTAATTGGATCCATCGTTTTTTTTGCAAAATTATGAATTTTATGGATTGGTTTTGCCTGAATAACTGAAATAAGCATCCACCGACCGCAAAATAGTCAAAAGGCTCCCATCCACCGCAGTCAACTGGATGATCATTACCTGGCCCCGCAACTTCCGACCTTCCAGCAAAGCAGTGGTCTGGCGCAATGTCGGGTTGGTAATATTCAAGAACCGGGCGCTCGTGTCGTTCATGTCGCGCAGGAATTCCGCCCAATAATGGCCCTCGTAAGGCTTAAAATGATTGGCCTTCAGTCTTGATATCTGCCCGATTGCATAGTCGTAGTTAAATGGCACCTTGATTACCGGCGCAGACCATTTCTGATCCGACAGCACCCGCATGGTGTGCCACATCTTATTTGCCCGATAGTCCCGGTTGAAAGGGAATGTCACGCTTGGTTGATACTGGGTACCGAACCAATTTGAATAGGTTCCTGATTGGAAGAAAAGATACACCCCGTTCCCTTTCCCGGCCATCAAGTCGTTCCCAATTCGAGCATAGTAATCGGGCTGAAAGCGATAGCGTGATACCCAGCGGTTTTTTATCTCGTCAAATCCAATTGTATCACTCGGCACCGATTCGCCAACTCCAATAAACGTGAGCAGATACATTGCATGCTTTCGATCATATCCGGCCACCACAAAGTCGCCTATAACAGCCTGGCGCTCTACTCCTTTTTGCCGGAAATATTTCACCATCTTGTAAGTGATCGGTTCGACGCCATTTGTCGCATAGCGCCAAACAACGCCCTGAAATTTATCCCACCCATATACATACCCGTTTTCCGCAATCACGGATTCAGGATTGGACGTGCCATATGGCATGATGCTTTCATCTGCAATCTCCAATACTTTGCTACTTCGACCAACAGAATTGTCGCCATTCAGTGTCAACAGCCGGTTCCGGTTGATATAAACAGGCTGAATTTTATACCGGCATACGGCGAGCAACACGTTGTTGGCAAATCCGAGCCAAGTGATGCAGCCCCATTTTCGGTTAATATCCTGGTAGTCAGTGCCTCGGAAAGAGGAAAGCCCATTGATCAGGCTTGATTGAAGATATTTGCCGGAAAACCGGATGCGATTGTAAAAGAAAATCTGCGCATTGTCGGGCGCCAAAACGAACGGTCTGCCGATGTCCTGGCATTTGATCGTACCGTCCATGTTGGTCCTGGGCACCGGATGCTCGGTTGCAATTGATGCAGTACCGGTAAAAGCGTCGTATCGGAAAAACGTGTCGCCATTCACAATGTATCCCTCAGCAGGATCGGTAGCCGTTTGGTTCTGAATAGGCCCGGCATGATAGCGGTTTATTTGCCCTGGATTCAAAATTTCGTAGCAATCTTCGCCACCCTCGTAATAAATTTCATCGCTTCCCAGTTCTGGCTGATAATATTCAGCAAGGAAATTTGCCTTGATCTCGAGAGTACCAAAGATATTGGGGATCACCGCATAAATCTTGTTGCCATCCACATACTTGCCCACAACGGGTGCCTCGTAATATTCAGTCGCCGTAGTCAGCGCAACGCCCTGGTCGTTCAGGATCAGCCGCACCCGGTCGCCAGGTTCCGGCGTGTAGGAATATTGCCCATTTTCTTGATAGAACGGGAAGTAATATGCCGTCGAAGTGTTGGGCACAGGAGGAACGTATAATTCCAGGAAGATGTGCGTAGCATCACCATTGGCAAATGACGTGATGATCGGATTCTCAATCTGGCTCGGAATCTTCGCCCAGATTACCGACACAATGGACCATTGCACATAATATTTTTCGATGGCATTTTTCGTGCGCACAAATCGGTAATGCGTAGCCCATTCAGGCGGTTTAGATTTGATCGCCCATCGAACGCGCCATGGAACGATGCCATTTGGCGCAGGATGAAACGGAATTGCCACTTTGGCCGCTTGGGTAACGCCGCATGTACGATTGCCCCTGTCCTCATACACGATGCCAAAATCGTACACGCCGCCACCTTTCAAGAAGCGAAAATTGAATGCAACGCCACCAATAAAGGTGAAAATGAAAGTCGGGCATATCGTGTCGCCTGGAGTAGAAATGTCAATGCTGATCGGCTTAGGATTTACCGCAGGGTAGTATTGATAACAAATGTCGTTCAGGTAGAGCGCATAAACTTTATCACCAGTTCTAACTGGTGTTTCGGGATATGCCCAAGGCAAGTATGCAAGTATGGTGCCGCTTCCGGTTGATCCAGTGATCGCAAACCGAGTAGTTCTGGAATAAACCATAATTACACCACCCAAAGGCGCATTTGTTATATCAGTAGCCTTTACGCGAACAAGTGATCTACGATCAGACAAATGTGTACTCCGATTCATAACAATCAAAGTAGCCACATCGGATCCAACAAGACCACCTCCGGTAAATGTTACGGCAGTCAAAGTATCGTTGTACATGCCAAGATAATCTCCCTTATAACCGTCAACCGTTGCTGTTGATGAATTATTAGAAAAGAATTTCAATAACCACGGCGGAATTGCTGGATCATAATAATCAATAATAAAACTGAAATAACCATTATGATCTGTCAACACACCTAAGTATTTCAATACATCGCCAAGGCCAACTAATTGGCGCTCCACATTGAGTGCTCCAATTCTCGTTTCTTTATTTGTATTTCCTGCATTGTTATCCAGCAAATAACCTTCCAGCAAAGTGACAGACGCATTTGTTCCGCCTGCACTTCCGGGCCTTTTCGACCAGTGCTGATTGCGTATTTTTATAACGCCTGGCGGATTCTCAGTCACCAAGTCGTAGGTTGTGCCAACAAATGTGGTGAGGTCAACCTCAAATTCCTGCACAAGCGGAACGTAAACAATTGGTACATCGGCAACCCCATATACCGTGACGGGAGATGGAGGCGCAACAACGCATTGCGTCATTGGCGATGATGTGCGCTGCCATTCATACCCATTCGACATGTCATAGCGAGGCGACAAATCCGCATTGAAAGAGCATTTAAACGACGCGACCCGCAAAAGGTATTTGCCCCGGGGCACGGACTTGATCGTAAACCGACCGTCGCCGCCGCCCGCCGCCGGATTGTTTGAAATGCCGAAGTATGGCGTACCGGCCAGATAAACAACAATCCCGTCCAGCGGATAAAATTCGTAGTCCGGTTTTGCCGATGGATAACTTGCATCATTGATAATCTGTACAATGCCGGTAATATCAATCAGGCATTCGTCAGAAAATCCTTCAGGCGTGAAATCCACGTTCACACAATCCGGGCAATCATAACCTTCCAATGTGGCGCCCATAAATGTGATAGCACCGCCTGCTTCGTCAGCACTCGCCTCTATGGTGCCGGTCATAACCGGTATGTGGTCGTATGGCTTCAATGCCTGTACATCCGCAGCCGTGTTTTCATCGGATGCAATGGTTGAATATAATTTGTCGTTCCGGAAAATGATATATTGCGATTGGATGCCCAAATCGCAAATCGGGAATCGATCAATCAATTGAAAATTTTCAATGTTGGTATTTCGGAAGCCCACTTCAACCGCCTTAATCATGGTCAGCCATGATGGATCACTCAATCGGTCATCCGTGAAATCCACTTTGATCGCATTCAGACCATCAAGCGTGACGCCATCTATGCCTATATTCAGCGCAACATTCGATACTGGCGACCATGCTGATCGCTCATTGTTGTAGTAGATGTATCGAACAATGAATTGAGGGCATAGATTAATGACATTGTTGCCCTTATAGGATGGATCCGCAATGTAGGTTGCCTTGGGAGCGCAATGCGCTGGCTGCTTCAGCATATCAATATGCTGGATTTCTAAATTAATCGGATAGTTGTTGATCCCTACCAAAAGAATATCGCCCGCATAAGCCACCAAATTCAACCGAATTGATACTGAAAAAACGGTTAATCCGAGTTTACAGCCATCGCATTCGGTAACGCCTACATATATTCCAAAGGCAGAAGTTATTTGACCTGCGAGCCAATTAAGCCCCGCTTTTGGATCGTTATGGTATGTACCGTCTGATGTGATAATATATGTTGGCCCGTACGGTGTACCATCTAATTGTTGGCGCTGAAATGTATAGGTATTGCCATTGGCAAATTGCCCCTCGCCCGCCACACCGGCATATATTTCGTAGGTAAACGGCTTAACTGAATTAGCCCTGGATATATCCAAGCAAAATGGAGGATTGCCCAAAATGCCACTTGCCGCAGTTGTTGTGTCGGTCCAGTAAAGCAAAGTGCCATCCACAACGTATGAATGGGTGATCTTCCTGGCAACAGAAAAATTCAGCACAGAGCCCTTTGCAAGTAGATACAAAGTTTTGTTAATGCTGTTGTATCTTAAAATCTGATGATTGCCATTTGAATTGTAGAAAAAAAATATGGCTGATGCGTTTTGCTTGTCCTCGCAAGTTCCCACGCAAATATTGGTTCCTGATGGCATCGTGTAGGCAATAGCCGATGTTCCCTTACCAAATGTGATTGTTCCTACATTCTCGCCATACCCATTGTAAATATCCTGGGCATCAATGTAGTCGTCAAGAGAAACAATAGTGGGATCAGAATCTTGGTCCAACCCACCAGAAAAGAGTCGTCCGTCAATTTGTTGCATGATGGCGTTATTTTACGCCCGATTGTTGTCCACGCAAGAACGGGCGAATGAAATCTTCTAAAGTTTTGCGCACATACAGGCTTTTGAGCCTTTTGTACTCTATGTTGAACATCTGAAACATGGACTGAGCCATGCGAGGATTGGTCGCTAAGTTGTAGTGATACAAAGATCGCGCATTTATGCAAGCCGCGGCTTCTTGCGGAATCCTTTTGTATCGATCATCGCTCGAGTCTTTGTATTCGATGATGATATCGTCGCCGATTTTCACGAAACCATTGCTGCCAAGTTCCACTGTACCGCTTTCTAAATCATAACGGTAGGTTCCGGCCCGCATTGGATCATTGGTCGTGCAATATAATTCACCGTAATAGTTTCCAAGATACCAGACATTGTAAAAGGCAATTGGCTCGGGATTTTGCGCAATGGATTCTGGTTCGCAGTCCTTGATCTCGTTGTAGACTTCCCTGCGAATATTGCTGTCGTGGTAAAGCAGGATTATTTTGCCGTTCTGATCAATGGCGCCAACTTTCGTGACAATCCCCGCCGATTTGGGCAGGGTGATGACCAAGTTTTGCGGAACTTCAAATACTTCCGTTTTAACAATCGGCAATAAATTGTTGAAAACGTCATCCACCGCCTGCTTTACGGCACGGATAACGCGGGGGTAGGAGCGCATGTTGTCGTCGCCCAATTGTACGCAAATATTTGCGGTAATTGCATCAATAGTCGTAAAGCGCTCCATAGGTTATTATGAATTTGGTTGCTCGTTAATATCCTTGGTATTGGCCAAGTCGTCTGCCGGAATAGAACGCTGGCCCTGGAAGTGCTGTTTCGCCATGTCAATCGCTTTGGCAACGATTGAATCTTCATAAGGAAGTTCAGTGTCGTTATCCAGTGTGCTTGGCGCCTGGGCGATCAAGCAGCGCACAGCGCATACCGGTTCGGAAATATTCAGGATATACAGAGCCGGGCCAGATGATTGATATTCCACGTAGAAATACGGATAGCCGCCCATCAAATATTCCACGCCCAGCATCGAAAAGCGCGAGCGCATACGGATGTACGGGCTTTTTCCTTTTTCCGGAAACACGGATTGGATTGCCCAGTCGTTGTCCAGCGCTAACACCTTTGGCAGTTGTAATTTATACAGCCCGCTGTCGGCATCCTTTGTAGGTACTCCAACAAACGGGCTGTATATGGATGATGTTACACCATAATTTGGTAGCACCGCAGCAGATCCGGAATAGTTCCGTTCCGCCGCGATGCCGTCAAAAACACCGGATTTTACGGCTGTTGCCATGGCAACATCGAAATATGCTTCGATGTCCACCCGCTTTACGTTCGCATCTTGGGATAGTTTGCCACCCAGAACGTAAAGGAGAATCAAGTCTATGGCATTTGCCTTGGTCATATCACTGGCGTTTTGATGTAGCGTTTTTCTTCCGGAAAAGATTCTTTACTTTGAAGATTAATTTCGGAAGCAATTTCAATTTTTTTTTTCGTCCAAGCTTGGATCCAGTTCGGTAGCCCCTTGTTCAGGATAAGGCACATTTGGATCTTCAACAGCGCTTTTTGCAACCGCAGCGGCTACATCATTGGAACTGCCAAGAACTGGCTTACCAACAATGCTGTAAATGCTTTGGCTCCAAAACGACACCGAACTGAATATGAATGTCAATAGCGTGCCTACCAGCGGCATTCCCTTGATAGTGGCAAATATTACCGTCACGCCGATACCAATACCAATGGCCTTCAATGGGGCATCAAGTTTTAGTTTTCGGAACGCAGGAAATAAATTTGCCAAGTAATGCGCAAGGACTGTCAGGATACCAATGATGGCGGCCATCCCTTCCTTGGAGTAGTACCAAGTAAGATCACCGTCCTTTGGGAACTGGATCGTCGGAAGCGTCACAGTGTTGTTCAGCGTGTCAATGACGACCTGGCAGAACATGTCCGTGACAAAAAGCAGCATAATGGCTGCGAGCAGGAATAATTTTAAATTGTGTTTCACGATGTTTTTATGAATTTGTGATGATTTGACGATTGAATGCGGATTTTTGAGCCGCAAATTGCAATACCTCGTTGTCTGCATTGGATACCCCATACTGCAACATGATGAGGTCAATGAGATTGGTCTGGTCGTGATCGCGCCATTCGTAATTCGTAGTTGTCGCAGGATCGTAGTTTTCCTGATCGTTTGTCAGGTCAATCGTAACGCCTCGAACTGCATAAGCCGGATATCGCAAATACTCGAGCAAAACGGTCGGCGAGAGTGTTTTTGGATACAATTGCACCTGGCCACCAGTGAGCGTCCAGTACAAATTGCCTTTTGCAAGACTCGGCCCGCGTACAGAATTAATCAGCGTATCGGCTTCTTCAACTTTCTCCAAATAATCAACTTTCTCCAGCGTAACAGTAGGGCCGTCGCCACAATCACCATTTTCCACCTTGTTCCACCATAACCGCAAGCGGCGACCATAATCCGCGGGCAATGTGACTCGCCCGTTTGTGATCGGAAGTTGCGCCGTAGCCGTAAATTGAAACAAGTCATCCGGCACCGCACCACCATCCTCAAACTTTTGCGATCTGAAATCCCATAATACTTGCTCGGCTATCTTTGAACGACGATTGAATTCATCGTTTGTCACATAGCCAGACTTGTCCTTTGCGATCAAGTCCGATACAAGCAAATATACATCGTTAATCAGGATCATGTCGTCGGCACGAAAGGTTTAGGATCATCCGCGCAATCGGAGCAGCCGCAGCCGCAATCAGAAAGAACGGATTTTGCTTTGTTCAAATACAACTGATAGTTCGTCACATTCCCGCAACTCAAAGACATTGAAGCCAAGTTCACCATAGCCGCAGCATAAGTGAAATTGCCCTGCTCGGCAGCCGTCAAACGCGACCAACCGCCGTTTCCGCATGCTTTGGCCTCCAAGTCAGTAAAGTATGTAGCCAAGCATTGCAGCGTCGCACAGATCGAACTGTCGCACGTCACGGCGTAGTTGATAAAGTTGATTACACCCGCAACGGATTTAAAAGTATTGTTCGCATAAGATGTGATAGTGTTGTATTCGTAACTCACTTTTTCACTTATGCCATAATCAACATTCGTCCATTCAACAATTAATGACAAAGTTGCTGAAGATGTAAATACTGGATCCCGGCCATCAATAAGAGGAGGGGCAATTCGCAAATCACGATAAGTGCGCACAAGGTAATCGGGCGCCTGGCTGTATTTGCTATTGTCCGTTACTGTTATTTCCCCGGTAACACAAGACAATGTTTCAGAAAAAGACAAATGGGTATTCGCCGTGTTTTGAGGAGTATTGTGTGGACAGAAGTTATAGGTGCCTGTCAGTATTTTCGTTTCTGTTCCAGCCGAAGCGCCAATTGTTTTTTTCCACAATTCAACAATGTAGTTTCCAGACAAATACTTTCCATTGCTATCAAGCGGAATATCAATTGCGCTGTACTCAACAGGGCCAGGATATACAAATGAGTAATTTCCAGGTCCAGAAAAAGGAGGCACAACATTAACAACGGTTCCCGTTGGATCGGTGATTTTCACATAGATTTCATAGCCAACACCTGGATATGGATAACCTGATCCATGAGAGGTCGTAAACGTGATTTTACCTTTGTCGCTTGAATTTGGATCCGTAACAAATTGAATTATGTTTGCAATTACACTGTCGCAAGTAATTGGGTATTGTACAAGATATGCCGCTCCGCCATTACTCTTGATCCTTGTGTCTGAATCAAGAGATGCCACAACAATGTTGTAGTCATAACCTACGTTTTGCGTAACCTCATAAGGCACTTGATTAAAATGCGGCGTGATTGATATTGATGGCCAATTCCCTACAAATGGACGACCATCAATAGGAGGCGGGGTAATAAACATAGCCGCAGATGTTTTCACCAACCCTTGTCCTGAATAATCAGTTGTATCTGAAGCAGTCAACACATTAGTGCTGCAATTCAAGTTTATTACATAAGTAATTTTTGAATTTGCCGTTCCACCCGCAGGCCGCGTATTGTCAGCTGTAAAATTGTAGTTTTCATCACATATTTTTACAGGCGCTGGAATGCTGTCATTTACAAGCCTTTTCCATATTTCAATACGGTAAACTCCATTTAAATATGTTGTAGGCGACGCAACAGGTATTAAACATGCGCTGTAATAAGCAAGCGTAGTTCCTGTAACGCTATAATTACCTGGTCCAGAAAAAGATGGAGGCGTAACAATAACATTACCAAGAGGATCTGTAATTTTTACATACATTTCCCAATAATCCGGCGCAATAGATGGGTTTTGCCGAGATTCTAAAATAATGTACTGCTTGTCTGCCCTGTCTGGAGAAACTACAAAGCGGCATGTTGTCGTTAAGGCCATGGTTTAATTTTTGATGAGATCGCCCCCTTTTTGGACGTACTCGGCTTTTATTTGGATCGCTTCAATCATGTGCTTTTTGATGGGCACAAAGGCAGGCGCTTTCATCGCTTTGATAAAGTCGTCCTTCCAAGATGCGGTATCTGAAGCCTGATACAAAACGCGATCTGTTTCTTTGCCGGATTTATCCAGCATTTTCACTTCAAGCGTGTCGCGATTGAACACAATTACGTCGAAATGGAGCGCCATTGTCACCAGTTTTTCGTTCGACAACTTCATAAGGGCTTTTTCTCCTAAATCTCGAACGCTTTCAACTTCAGGCACCGCTGGCATTTCAATATCTGCCATCTTTTCAAACGAAATGGCGCCCGCCAATTTGCTTGCCAAGTTAGCATAATTTTGCTGGAAATGCAAGAACAACTGCGCATCACCGTCTTGCTGCGACGCAGAAATCAATTCGCCACCGCCGTTCGCTTCATTCCAGTAGTAAGCCACACCACCATTAGGCAGCGTTTTGGCAACAATGATCTGGCGATCAAGTGCAACCATAATTTGGCCCCGAAGATTGGATGAAGCATCGCGCCAAGATTCAATGAATCTTCCGCCATCACGAGCCAGCAAGTTGTTCAGGTGCAAGCGCAATTCGTCTGGCAGCGCTCCGGTTGGGATCATTGCAATTTGCCCGTCAGCGCCCCGATAAACCATGCCACGGCATTTGATCTCCAATTGCTGGGGATCCATCCGCATGATCTCGTTCATCACTTCAGATTGCATTTTCACATACGCAATCCGGCGCTCGCTTTCAAGTTGGCGGTCGTAAATGTGGTAAAGAGGCTGCTTGTCGTTCTTGTATGCGGGGCTATCCGCATTCAGCGGATGCAGCAAAAAGTATACATACAGGTCGGATTCTTCCTGCTTGTTGAGCAGCAAAACTTCTCCTTTGAATTTCTCAATTCGAGTCGGAGTGTAATTGTAGGTGCCATTTGGCAATGTGGTACGATTGGTTGCGTACCGCAATGTCAAAGAGCATTGAATGTTTGGCTTGCTGATGTTGATTGAACACTCCGTTTGCAGGAGTGTCAGCGTAGGAAAATTGCGATTTCCCGCCACATCAACATTGATGCGCGATGGGTGAACGTGAAATTCAATCACGTCACTTTTTGAAAGGCCCAATTTTTCGATCAATTCAGTTCCCTGGATTGGATCGTCTTTGTAGGTGCTGGTGCCTGATTCTGTTTGAATTGATCCGGTTGCGTAAAGCATCTTTTATTTTTGGTGTTTTTGATTTAAAGGAGGGCGACACCCGGATAGGTGCCGCCCGTTCTATGGCAAAACAATGGGTATCGTCGGTTCGACTAACCTGGAATCTGGTACACAACCTTGTTGGGGCATGCGCCGTGGAATGCCAGTTCAGACACCATGCCGCAGCGGTAGATGTCGTATTCGTTCACTGCAACCGGAGTATAACCTCCGTTTCCAGCAGCACCGGCACCACCGAAGTGAGCCAAAACTGCTTTACGGCTGTATGGGCCGAGTTGCTTCCATTCATAGCCAATATAAGCGCGTTGGCGACCGGTAGTGCGGTCGGTAACATTGCTTAATGGAGCGATGATTGACCAGTTCGTTGCGTTGTAGCCAGAAGCACCGGCACCAACAGCTTTGGAGAATTCGTTCAGTTTTTTGAAATAGAACGAAATGCCGCCAATGTGGGCGCCCATGAAACCGAGCCACGCCATGAAGTCCTTCGCATTCGCTGGATCCCAGTCAGGGAAAGTGATGTCGGCTTTAGACATCATGCCCTGGAACATGGCGGGAGCGATGTTGTTTGCGAAAAACGCTTGAAGCGCCTGCTCGCGAGCAATCCAGATACCATAGCCATCCCATGAAATCGCTTCCTGGGCGCCAGTTGCCTGTTGCTCGAAGATGTTTGCAATAACATAGAAGTCGGCAGTGGTGTAGGAGCCCACGGTATAAGTGTCGGTGTTGGCAGATGTGGATACCCAGTTGATGAAGCCCTGAGTACCACGAACCGGTACATCATAGCCCACCTGGGTGCCAGTGTCAGTTACGTTGGAAATTTGCTGGCCCCACAGAAGCGCACCGGAACGAGCCAAATCAAAACGCTTCATCATGTCCATTTCAATTTCCATGAACACAGAGCCGTCTACGTTCTGCTTAAATTGAACGAACGTTTGGTTGGTCAATTCAGAGCCGGTAGAGGCACAGGCTTCTTTCGCGATCTGGAAAGTGTTGGTCCATTTGTACACACGAGGGAGTACGCCAGGAGGCAGGCCAGAACCTTCAGCATAAGCGTTGTCGCTGATGAAGTAGGAATTACCGGCAGTGATGGAGGGCTGGATATCAACAGTCACGGCCAGAGGAGAAAGCGTCAATCGATGCGGGTTCACCGTGGTGTTCTTCGCTTTGATGTAGGCTTTTTTCCCGTCCGGGAAGTAAATCATTTGGCCCACACGAGGGTAGGATGCTTGCGCAGCAACACCACCAACAGTGATGGACGGGTTGTACATGCTGGCAGCGGTCAGGGAAACAATCACATCCACACCGGCGCCACCACCTGAAATGATTGCTTGAATGCCCACCAAGGACTCAATCCAATCTTTTTCATAGTGACCGGTTGTGGGCGCAGAAACGCCACGGTTGAAATCTGGTCCCATCGCGTCAAGCATTTGCAGGAACGTAGGCGGCTGGCCATGGCGTTCAAACAAAAGACGCATGATGGAAAATGGATCGTAGTCATACAAGGATGATACGACAGGTTGCGCGGCTACACCACCGCCAACGGTTGAAAGGTTATTATTGGGTGCGCCGCTTGGAAAAAGGCCAGGGGCCATCTGAACGTCACCAGGGGATACGAATGGCATTTGTTTTTTAGTTTTGCCCCTTTATCTCCCGCCATACATTTGCTGAATGTCGGCTCGTGTCAATACTTTTGGTCCGGCCTTCACAGTTTGACCTTGGTTATTTTGCGCGGCGAGGTCAGGCACCACAGGCATTTTGCCCATGTTTTTTGCCTGCATCTTCGCGGCCAGGTCACTGTAAATATCGCTTACCATTTTGTTGAGTCGATCCTCTTGTGTGGCGTTCGATAAAAGGAAGTTATACAGGTTTTGCGCAGCCGCCCGCCCTTCTGGTGTTGCCGGATAAGCGCTCGGATTCTGTTGAATCTGCGCAACCACAGCCGCCTTAACGTTGGCCACAATATCCGCAGGAGGAACATAATCGAACGTGTATTCGGGCCGTCCGGATTGGGGATCGGCAGGCGCCTTGAATGGCACCACAGCAGGCAACGTTGCAATCTCGTTTGCATGCTGGGCAATCGTCTGTTGCGTTCGGATCGCTTCAGTAGGATCCACGACAACGGGTTTGGGCTCGTAACTTACTTTGCGGGTTTGCAAGTCCTGCAAAGCATTGTATCGGGCCTGTTGCAGTTTCGCTTGGCTTGCGGGTGACAGCGAGTTAAAATCGGTGCCGGGCGCAAATCCGTACTGCTCCTCCATGATTGCATCAATCTGATCGGGCGTGTAGCCCGCAGGATCGAATTGCAATTGCATGCGAATCGCTTCTGCATGCGAGAGTTGGTTTAGATCAATTTTTGAAAGCCGAACATACGTTTCGAAGTCGTCAGCCTTGGCGCCAGACAGCGCCAGTTCGTTCAATTTCTCAATCAAAGGACTCGCAAAGCGATTTTGCTCCAACCCCTGGAGTTTCGCTTGCAGTTCTACCGATTGTTCCCGAGAACGAATCAAATCTTGAATTTCGGTATAACTGTTCAATGCACCGCCAGATACTTCGGCAAGTGCTTTGTTCAGATCAGGTTCCGCAATACCGGCAACCAAAACTGGGCTTACTGGATCGGTCCCCACCCCGGGGCTTCCAACAGGCATTTGTGGCGCTGGATTTTGTGGATTTTGTTGTTCAATCATTGTCCGGATGTTTTGTTTTGCAAAAGTAATGATTTATTAAGATATTGGTAAAGTTTCCGGTTTTTCGCCTTCCGCTTCTTCTTCTTCTTCCGCGTCCATTTGTAACTTGGCTTTCAGCGTTATAAGTTCCACGTTTCGCTGATGCTGCTTTTGAGCATTTTCGTCATCTACCTTGCCTTGGAGAACAATCAGTTTGCCCTTGGCTTCCGCTTTCATGGCCTCGCCTTGGGCTTTTGCCTGCTCCATCGCTACGCCCGCTTGTGCTTGCGCCTGGGATTGCGTGACCATGGCTTCTTGCTGTTGTTGCGCCTGCAATTGCTGGTTTTTTTGAACGGCCCGGGCCAGATAGAATTGCGCCATTTCCATTTGATCTTGGTCAATCATATTGGCTACAACCAAGTAATCCGCCTCAGTAATCAATTGGTTCTGGCGATTTTGAAGCAATGAATTCATAATTTGCTGCTTCAGATTGTCGTTTGCCAGCGGCTTAATCACCACGTCATAATCATGCACCGAGTATTCAGGCAAAAGCCGGATCTGCTTCACCACGTTACTGCCAGGCATAATGCGCGTGAATTCCAATTCGCCATGCGCAGACACAATCTGATATCGGCGAGCGATCTGCAAACAGATTTGTTGATACAACGATGTGGCCGCGGTATAAAGACCGGACAGCGCCCGGTTGCTTGATGCTTCAAAGTTTTGAGCAACCCCATTCAGCACATTCGCCGCCTGGGCAGACCCGTCGCTCATTTCATTGGTTCCTGATACCATGCGCAGGCTGTTCAGGTTCATTTCAATTTCAGCCTGAATAGTCTGCATAAATTGCAGGGTAGTATTAGGGAGTTCCATGATCGGCGCTCCTTTGTTTGCTGCACCTGGATCATAATCACCTCGATCTGCATAGATTAAATAGCCTCGGATCGCATAAATATCCAGCAAATCCGGCAACGTCACATTCATGCCGCCCAAGTCCAAGGCATCTTCCATAGATGCAATATTGATCGCAATATTTGGAGGAGGAGGCATTTTCGACATAACACTACGACGCCGCAAAATTGCCAATTGGAGATCGTCAATAATCGCCACGGCACTGTCGGTAATGGATGGGTTATTCAGCGCATAAATCTGCACCGGTAAAAGCGCTTTCATGGCGCCCGGGCTGCCATCGCGCACCGTAATCACATCGCGGCCCGCAGCATACACATAATTCGTGCCCACAATCCATTTTGCAGTGTATACATATTGGATCGGATAATCTCGTACAACTTTTCCCATGTTGAGATTGCGCTTGTTGAGAGTCGAACCTCGCTCCACGCGATCAAACAAGCGCCCGCCATTGGATCCAATACCAACCACATAGCGCTCCACATCCAACCCGATCACATAAAAGGTCATCACTTGGATCCGGCTATTGTCATATGGGCCACCATTTCGGTATCTGGTTTGAAATAAATCCCGTTGCCCGACAGATTGGTAAGTATCCTGATATTTCATTCCTGAATTTCCACCGTAGCCAGCATAGGTGTTGGCAATTTCCTGAAGCGTTCTTTCGTCGAAGCCGGATTCGGCCCGGATGCCCGCAATGGTCATGTCTTTTACAAACGCCACAAAATCTGAATCTCGGCAATCTGCATACATGGAGGAGCGGAAAATTAATCGCGCAGGATCAACATACTCAATAATCTGTCTGCCGGTTCCGTAGTCGTGATAAATATGCGTGGCAGCAATGGCGCCATCTACCAAGTCCTCGCATATCTGGCGCTTAATGACGGGATCGTAACGCGATAAATCAAACGAGTTTTTCAGCGCCTCGGTCAATTCAATTTCCGCTTGCAGGGAATATCCGCCCAATTTTTCGATGACATCAATATCATCTGGCGAAAACATCTCGGCGTTTTGGGAGATATTGGTGGGCGCCATTCCTGATTCAGCAAAAAATTGCTGCGCTTTTGGATCGGCTGCAAGACGGTCGCGCAGATAGTTCTGCTTCTTTTTATTGATCGCAAGGCCATCCACTGCCGTTACCTGGGGCTGGAATCGTAGGCTCATAATCCGGTCAATGATGCGCTCCCGGAATGCAGACCAAATCCGCACATTGTCATAGGATATATTCAGGAGAGATTTTGCATTGTCGGCACTTGGAACGGCACCCCATTTGCCGGGATCGGCGCTATATTGAAAATCAAGTATTTCTCTATACTTGTCAACAGGCTGCATACCGCGGGCGTAGGCTCGGAGGAGCGCAAGCGGGCGAGAGTTTGCCGCATAATACCCATTTGGGCCAATGACGGTTTGGCCTGCCGAGTACAGTCCGTAAATGTACCTGGCCCATAACAGCATTTGCTGATTGTACTCGGCTTCATCTTCAGGAAAGATTGCCGATGGCGTGTCAATTTTACCCTTCTCCATTTGGGTTTTAAAATTGTCCACTCCAAAAGCCTTATTGTATTGCTCCTCCATACTGTTTCATTCTAAATGGCGACATGAATTTTCTTGAATTACGCCGTTTTTGTTTTTCCGTTTTGATAAACATGGATTGCGCATAAAGCAGCGCCCATCCATAGGCAACAGTTAAATCTCGCTTTCCCCGGTTTTGCGGAGTGCCCGTAAACTGCTTGTGGTCCTCCAAGAGATCCAGATGCGTTTGCGCTGCTACTTTGATGGCCACTGCCGATTTAAGTTCCCGCACATAGGCAGTGATCGCTTCAGACGACGCTGGTGCGCCATAATCCACCGCTCTTACTTGCTTGTGAATTGAAACCTTCATATTTGGATTAAACGCGAGGTATTTGTGATAGGACTTATGCTCGCAGTAAGTTATAAGACCTGGTTTTGCTTTCTCGATCAGCATATCCACTCCGTAGTAGATTGCAGTCATCAAACAATCCTCATAAAAATCATAGGGATTATCAGGTCGGTATCGGTATGTCAAACAGCACCGGTCCGTAATCATTTTTTCGCGAATCGGATTCGGCCCCCAAGCATCGGCAGCCGGATCTTCAACCGTTGGATCAAACATGCGATGAATTGCCATCGCCCCATAAGAGCCACCGCCATCTGGCTTATAATCGTCTACCGGATCCACGCCCATCGCAAATTTACCCTTATTTCCTGGTGATGCGTAACCATTCAGAAAATCTCGGTTATTCGGAATATCAGGATGCCCGGATATTGACCAGCGGCCATTATCGCTTGGTCGCCATTCCACGTCCGAGCCAAAGCCATTTTTCCACACTAAATTCCCGCGCACGGGCTTATTCAGATACGAGATACCGAGCATATTATTGCGCTGCAATTTGCCAATTTGCTCATCAAGCAAATGCGGCAATAACACACAATCTCGATCAGGCACCGCCAAGGCATCTTCTACACTGGCCGGAAACTTCCGCTTATACGATACTATCTCGGAGGCCAGGCCCGCACGGCGCATTTGAGCAATCGTTTCTTCGCGCCGTTTTGTTTCTTCTTCTACCCTATGGCGCCCAAACTGATCCACCGGAGCCGTCAGCCAATAGCCGCGAAAAACGCGCAGCAATCCGCTTATGGTCTGGTTGTTTTTATTTAGGCTTAACGGATTGGACGCATCCCATAATTTGCGCATTTCGTCAATCGATTCGCCCTCGTCCATATCTTCGACGGTCGTTGTCAATGCTGCTTTCCCTATGATCCGGCGCCCATTCTCGAGCGATAAACAAAGTTTTACGACCGGCCACTGTTCCGACCATCTCATTTTGGATGCCCGTATTTTACTCGGTTCGTCACCGTGAAAAAAACGGAGGCGCTTACCATCGTAAGCGCCGAACAGGGTAGGCTTGAAATCAATCCTGCTCCTCAATTCCTGAATTTGCTCCAAGTGCGTGTTTTCCGCAGTCGTGGAGCGATATCTAAAGATTAACTCCTCTTTAGGCATGTCGGTGCCCGTAGATTTTGGCCGAAAGAAATAGACCATATCACGGTTCGACATCACTACTCGGTCAAAGTTTTCCTGGGCGTCTACATCGGATTTATTCATCATCCCGAACCACGATGAGCGGTATCTTGTAATAAGATCCCATCCGTAGCAGAGCGTTTTTTCCGTATCGCCAATACGGCGGGGCTTCACATCGAATATTCCATAATAGTTCGGATCGTTTTCAACATGATCCAATATTTGAAAGTATTCAATCGCTTCATAGCGGAAATCGGGATAATCACCGGATTCAGCCCGCCAATAGTTAAAAAACAAATACGCGCAGCCCGTAAAATAAACCGGTTCCCCGCCAATCAGCATCCACACGCCATTCCAGCGCCGATGCCATTCTCGCCGAATGAATTCTTCTTCTTTTTTCGGCTCCCACTTTGCAAGATCCTTTGGAACATCAATACGTCGGAATATCTGTTGCGATTTTGGCAGATCGTAATTCATCATTTCGCTTCGCGGAGGCATATCCGGCAAACGAATTGGAATTTCAACCCCTTTTATTTCACAAAAGTTATTCTTAGTAAACGTCTTGATGTATTCCATGCAATTTTCACTCGCTTGCGTTTAGCCCAAAACAGGACTATATTTATCCAAAATAGGATCGCTGTCATTCTACTGCCGAAGTATTGTTGCGTTTGTTATCACAATTCCATTTGCGGCAAGGGCGGTGCCAAATTGAGCAAAAAGAGCAAGCGTTTTTGTTGTTGTGGTATTTATACCTGTATTATCTGAAAGCACTGGGTTTGAAAATGGAAACCACCCACCAAAAAACACGGGATCTACTAAAGCCGTTTGCATTTGTGCAAACCCTTGCGCTCGCATTGTTCCAGAGGCACCCGCTGCACTAACTCTTATTGAAAAGTTTGCTGTAAATGTTCGAAATGCGCCGCCAGAAATTGGGCGCAAACCCGCTGTTGCTGAATAAATCGTATCGGTTCCGTAAACCAATCCTACTCGAAGATTGCCAGGCGTAGTTGCATCCGTTTGAATATAACCTTCAGCCATGATTCGCAGCGTTTGTCCAGAAGACAACGAGTTGGCGGGAATTGAAACACTTGTTAATGTTGACACTGCCGTTGTGTTGTTAATCGTTGTGTTGGATGTTGCACTAAGCAAAGTTTGGTCAAAAGGGTAGTAAGTAGCGCCTGTTCCAGATCCTTCAAATTTATTCAAGTCTGTATTATGGCGAATTACGCCCGCTGCTGCTGTGGGGCGCTGCGCCGATGTTCCCGTGGGCAATCTTATTGCACCAGTTCCCGCCACATCAAGGCGATATAAAGGGTTTGTATTGCCTATCCCTAAGTTCCCCGCCTTATTCAATCTCATCCGTTCGGCTGCCGTTGCTGTGCCGTCGGAGGTCCAGAACGATATATTTCCTGAATAAAATGTGCTTGCTGTTGAGTCGCCCCGAAATTGGATTGTTGCCGCTTCTCTAAAAGCAGAACTGTAAAACGCTTGCGCATGCAATGCACCTAAATAATCGTAAGTGGTTGTACAATTACCACTTAAAACGCTTGCGCCACCTCTTGAACATATAATAGACCCCCCCTCTACAACGTTGGATGCTACATTATTACCACTTCGTAGGTATAATGCTCCTGCAGAGGTAGTTGCTTGCAAACCTGCATATCCGCCATTGTTCCCAGACGTATATGTGTTTAGATTAAACCATGCATTTGTGTTGTCATAAGTAAAATTTCCGCTATTAGAAAGCGAATTGACTCCCGAAAAATAAGGTATTCGATTCGTTGCTCCAGAAAAAGGGAATGACGGCGCCCATGCTGATCCAGTCCATCCTAAGTAGTTTCCAGCACTTGCGCCTGCCTGGCTAATTTTTGACATCCACACGGATCCATTTGCAAGACGTGTGGATGTAATCGCTGAAACAGCCAAACGGGAACTGTCAATCGTCGCAGCGGCAATTTTTGAATTTGTCACTGCATTTGCGTTGATCGTCCATGACAATCCGCCGCCCGAAACAGTCACGTCCGTGTAGTTGCCGTCCGTAACCGATCCGGATTGGTCGGTTCCCCAAACAACGGACGTGTCGCCCGACATCTTTATAACTTGGCCATTCGTACCAGGTGCCAGATATTTTACAAATCCGTTTCGATAAAACATCGCAAACGGCTTGGTTGGTTGAAGCCGAGGATTTCCCGTTTGGGAAAAACAGAAAATCGGAAGAAAAAGGAGGAAAAAGAGGATTTTTTTCATAATGCAAGGTTGTATTTTAGGGCAAAGTAGGATTTCATTGCAGAAATTTGCGATGCCGTTAAGATTCGATTATAAATAACCACTTCGCATATTTCGCCAACAAAGCTGAAATTGCCCGTGTTAGTTCGTCCAATAAAAAAGTTACTGGTGTTGGTTGTGGATAGCGTATTGCTTTGAGTATTGGCTGCATATGGGCCCAGCGGACCAACGTACGCCCGGGCTCGAAGTGCCGCAGTTGCATTCTCGGGATCCGTCGTAAACGCGAGCATCCCAAAATTACTTTCGGTATACCCATTTAGCGAATTTGAATTTGAAACGACTAAATTACTGCCATTAGAAATTAAATTCGCTACAACTCCATTCCCAGGATTACGCTGGTAATACATCCCGTATCCTCGTTGCGCACTACCAACCGTGCCACCAATAATGCCGGATAGCGTACCGTTTACAAGAATAGAATCAGCCATTTTCACGATAACAAATACCGTGGCGCTATCCTTTTGCAATACAGACATATCGGAGCTATTCCGAACAGCCCATTTTGCCGTGGTCGTATCAGCCAGCGTAGTCGAAAACTTGAACGATGGTCTGAAATTGAGCGCTACTTTCTTCCAAGTTGGACCTCGGTTGACCAATGGAGCAGTAAAATTCCGATTATTCCCAGACCAGTCGTGCAGCGTATCCACTTGTTGCCCATTTGTGAATTTCGTTTCTTTTCCGGCATCAAGCCATACGTAAGGACTCAAACTTAGTGGGTACTCTAATGCCGCCTTGTAGTTTGCCGGGCACTGAAATAACAGTAGCGTGTCATTTCGCAAGGATCCTGCTGATGAATATGACCCCCAAATGGTATCCAATTCAACCACATCACCAAGAAGATTCTGGCAATACATCTGACTGTTAAGGGCAACCGTCTTGCTTGATATTGTTGGCGACTCTATGCGAAACGATACATTCTTACCTGTTTGCCAACCTAACAATTTCTGCAATACCGTGGTATTGGTCGTCGCCTTCTTAATGACAAAACTGGTGTAGTTAAAATTCATTGCTATGGTATCATACCCGGTCGCAACAAATCGTGAATAGTCGTAATTAGGGATGATGTTTGATCGCCCTGTAATGCTTGCCCATATTCGGCGCCCTAAATTAACTTGTGATTGCGCATCAATGTGCGAACTATCTGATACAACCACGGCATCGCTGTTGTACACGCAATTTGTCCAATCAAGACCATCGGTATTCAATTGATTGTACAAATAATTGGCAGTCTGACCATCCGGAATTTCGCCAGGCCAAATCGTTTCGCCCGAAACTAATCCGGTTTTGATCTGCACAGCCAGCACCCTGGTACTTTTTTGCCATTTAGATAAATTCCGAAATTGATTCATTACCGTAAACCAATCTTGGGTATATTGGCGCTGGGTGCGCCCCGTCCATCCGTCTGTCTCGCCTTGATACCAGACGAGAACATCAATTCGAGGAATTCCGGATGCAAATACTCGCGCGCTGATTGTATCCCATTGTGTACCTGTCGGCGAAATCCAGTTTGCTATGGCTCGCCCACCCAAAGCAGCGTAAACAACGCGGGTTAAGCGACCGTCTTGTTCTGCTTGCTGGCCAATCGTGGTGCCCCACCAAGCAGTTTTGGTCGTAAGGCCATTCATCCAATACCAGTTCGTTTTGAAAGGACGGGCCCAACTTTCTATTGTTGGATTCCAAATGCACTGAAATTTCGACGGAACCGTGTCGGCTGGATTGCTTGTCGGGCCACACCGAGGCGTAGCATTACTTTGTCCGGTTATAACAATGTATACGGGTTGTTGCGCCGAAAACGTGCCTTGAATTCGGTCGTAATAACCGATTTTCTTCCAAACACCATACACATATTGGTAGGTATTATATATTCCAGTGCCATCATTTTCGGATAAATTGACCCAGGTCCGTAGCGTATCTGCGCCAGTCGGTGTTGCAGCCTTAATTATCCAACCAGAATTTCCAACACCACCCGCTGCCGATGCAGGAACCCAAGCGCTGCCATTCCATTGAGGCACCTGGTTGGGCGCAGCGCCACTTTGGCCAAGTTTCGACAACGTGATACCACCCGCCAAATCGCTGTTATTGATTGATAGCGGCTTGATCTTGGTGCTGTCTATGGAATTTACCGCAATTTTAATGCCGGTTACAGCATTTGAAGCAATTCGCGTTGCAGTAATCGCGCTGGCAGCCAGTTTAGAACTATCCGACACAGCGCCCGCCGCCAAATTCCGGGCCCAAACCTGGCCGGTAGCGATATTGGTAGCCTGAATTGCATTCGCGCCAACTTTGGTACTATCCGATACGGAGCCCGCTGCCAATTTTGTGCTTGATACAGCACCAACGGCAATAGTTGTGGCCAATGACCCTGCCGCTTTAGTGACATCACCAGTCAATGCAGTCGTAGAAGCAACTTTCAAAGTACCGGTAACATTACTGCCCGAAAGATCAATTGGATTGGCAGTAATAACTTGGCTTGATCGGCTCAAATAATTTTCGCCCGCCAAACTTACATCCCCGGTATTCGTGCCGGATACAGTGGCGTTACCAGGCACGTCCAATGTTTTACCACCACCACTTAGCATCAAGCTTGCACCGGATGTGCTGATTGTTGCTCCATTCACCGAAGTGGGCGTAATGGCGCCCAGTGAGATCGTAAGCATTGGCGTACTCGTTGGCGTAGCAACTGTTCCGGTTATTCCGTTGGCGTTGTTGAAACCAAATGAAGTAACGGTGCCTGTTCCGCCACCGCCGCCACTACCCGGGCAATCGTCAGCCAAAGCCGCTACCGCAGCATATGTTTGATTGGTGACAATGTTGATCGCAGGAGGCGTTTTATAGGCAATTACCGCCTTGCCTGCCAAGTTTGGGGTGATACTTCCGATCAATACGCGATTCACGACCAGCGGAACCGTGGTGTTATTACCGTTTACCGTTTCGACAGCGCTCACGGCAAACAGTTTGTTGCAAGATCGCCGTACAATTGTATCGGGTTTTTCGGTGCAAAAGTAATTGATCAGCGGATTACCATACTGAACAATCGCGGATCCATCTGCTGCCGTCCGAACCAAGCGGATTTCGTCAACATTAAAGCCCCGCGCTCCCGTGCTGGTATTGAGCGAAATGACCTGCGCATTGAGCGCAAAAGCCAAAACGGAAAAAAGGAAAATAAGTGCTTGTTTCATTGATTTTTTTTGTTTGCATTGAAATCCCTGGCCATTTTTTCCGCCCATCCGCCCCTTTCTTCGCTTGCAGTCGCCGCTTCCAGCGCTGCCTGGGCCGTCCGAGAGTGCGGGAATAGCCTTGTTTCATAATCCTGCACTTTGGCAGTCAATTTCTCAATAGTTTCAATGGCTTTTTGCTTGCCAATCATGTGCTTTTCAGGATCCGCCACGTCATCTAATCGCATTTGCAAGTAGGTCTGCATCTCCTGCATTCCCACCTTCAGCGAAATCCAAGTTGTAAACACGTCGTTGTTCTCAGTCTGCATGTACTCCATGATGATTTTGGAGTACCACCAATGATTTTTGACAATCATTTCCCGCAACCGATCCTTCGCAGGAATGCCCACCATCTCGGCGCACAATTCGATTCTGCGATCATAGTTCTCCTCGTCATAAAACGGCGAATCCCGAGAGCAAAATAGAATGACAAAATTCACCATTCTATTCAAGTCCGAAAGCGATGGCGGCTTTTCCCCCATCGCTTCAAATATATCCTTCGGCACCTTATACAGCCCAGGACGCTTCAGTAACTTTGTGTAAAAATCAAAAGTGTGCTTACCATCTGGAACTGCAAACGGATTAAATTCAAGCGCATCAAAAGCGCTGTAATCGGTTCCCTCAATTTTTTTCATACTACAAGATTACATCTTCGGTCATGGCGTAGGCATTTATAAAATGACGGAATGTGGCGTAGAGCGGGCGAGCGCGATTTTTCCCCCAAGCCTGATGCTCGTCGTACTCAATCCTGGCCGCTGCACCCTTCGTCAAAAAGACTCGTTTCGACAACAAAGTTATATCAAAATCTTTACTTTCCGGAAAAAGCAGATAGTTTTTGACCAAACAACCCTCTTTTTTCACAATTCCTTTCCTTTCGTCAACACCAAACTCATTGGCCTTCCCTTCAAAATAATCACCCCGCTCGTCGTCGTCCATTTCCAAAAACACAGCGCCGTTGAGCGGATATATTTCTTCGCCATCAATGCGGGCAATCAGATTGTCATACTTTACAATCATATACCCATCAAACACCAAATGCTTTTGCGACAGCCCCACATGCTTAATCAAAACCTGGTCTCCATCCTGAATTTCAATCGGCACATCAAAATATGTTGTCCGTTGTGTCAACCTGGACGTATATTTCTGGTCGGTAGGGCCAAAATCCCGCGCATTCATATACGGATGAATCAAATCACCCAGATAATAATTGCTTTTGGGAGCCTTAACCACTTTCGCTACCCTGCTTTTGAACAGATCCGCCTCCTCGTAATTCCGGGAAACAACAATGCCCGACCTGGTATCATGCACCAGATCGCTGCCAAGTTCAATCAGCACATATCCGGGCGCTACGCTAAACCGCAATATGTCGATAAATGGAGAGTTTGTTGCTTCTGACATAGTTTTTCAATATTTTTCCATACTTTTTATTCGTCGCATACCCGCAGCGCTGCAATCCATCCGCCCACTTCTCCCAATCCAGCCCATATTTCTCCCGCATCCAGGAATATCGCCGGTGCATCAAAACCAAGGCGTAGTCATAAAACGATTTTTCCTCGCTTTCATACACCACAAACTTGTCGTTCGGCAAATCGTCGGCATATTCCACAAAAGGATCTGGGCCCAGCGCCTTCACGCCGAACATATTATGATAAACGCTGGATAATTCAGATCGCCCGCAATCGCTTTCAATCGCCGCCTGCGCGAGACAAATCTCCAGCGGAATTCCATACCGCTGCTCAATCAAATTTGCCATCCTGGCATGCTTCATGAAGAATTCAGCCTTTTCGCCATATACGCATGGTACTGAAATATCAATCCGCTTTAATTCATGCGCCATTGGCGCCTCAATGTTGCTGGAAAATGCCAGCAAAAATAGTGCAATGAAAAAACCTTTCATCTGCTTTTGTTTTGGTGAAAAAATAAGCCGGGCAAGCATCGCTCACCCGGCCCCATTCCCTACTTCGCCCAAGGCAGTTTGGCGATTTTCGCTCCGCCAGAGCTGTACTCATACACCGGCGTCTGGTTGTACTCCGGCGCAATTCCCTTTTTGACTTCTTCAAGCAATTTCATCCAAGTCGTAACGCCCGCTTCCTTCACTGCAACTTTGAAAGCCTGCGTAAATACGCCGCCGCCTTCATTTTCATAACTTACTTGCGCATCCGTGCAAGCAGACAGCCCGCAATAGGCAATCCGCCCCGGGATCGGGTAGGTAGTCGGCTTCACCTTCACACTCTTTGGCAATACCAGGCACCGAACTGCATGATACCCGCCACCCAACGGATGACCGGCCATGCGGCTGTTGCTTTGGCTGAAACAAGTGTCGGAGATCGTGATAATATTCACCTGGGCCTTGAACTTCCGCCATTCCACCGGCAATTCATAATCCCAAAGGATCTGATCGTGCATACACCGGCATGTTGCCCGTCCACTTTGCGTGTCTTGGTAGGAGCCATGCCCGCTATGATACCACAGCAGCGTATCTCCAGGCTTCATAATGCTTGCAAACCGGCGCAAGTTGTTTATCACTTCACCCCGGGTGCAGTTTTCGTTGAATAACTCGACATACTCACAGCCGCTTTCGTAGCACAAGATGTCCTTGACACCCAGCGCATCCTTCACGCAGCCGCGCAAATCGTTTCCAGGCCCATAATAATTGGCATCGTACTTGTCGGATGCCGTGTTGAGAACGTATAGCATAAAATCAGATTTTAATGACACCACCATTGCGATGCCACGAATTTCGCGCTTCATCGCTAAAAGAAAGCAATTTGCCCCGAACTTTCCACACATATTTCGTATTTTCCATGATTTTCGGGCCGTATGTGGCGCGAACATAGGACGAATAGGCATTATGCGGATTATCAAAAAACGGCGCCCCTTTCATATAATTCTTCCAATACACCCGGCCATCAACAACTTGCGACTCCAATCCTTCGATCACCGCAATATCATCCGGCCAAGGAAACCACTCCACCAATTCAATATTCAGCAGTTGCACCATGAAACGAGCATATTCCACCCGCTTATGCGAGCCAATCATGCTTTTTAGATGATTTCGCTTCATATTATTCCGAACCGCTTCCGACAAATCCGCCAGATACCCGATTTTGCCATCCCTGGACTTATAAACCATCTCCAGCGCAGGCAAATAATCACCAGGCGAACCATAATGACTCGGCTGCCGAGCCTCATAACGCCCATACAGATACACATCAAAGCACAAACGCCCTGAATCCATCGTATTTTGCCGCAATTCGATATGCTCTTTCGGAATTTTCCCAAACAATCGATTGAATTCATTCAGCGCAATAGGCCGAAACGTGGTGAATTCGCCCGCTTGCTGATGCAAACGAACTTGCCGGTTCGCAAGCGACCAATATACTGCCCGCTCTTTATACGGGAATATCAAATTTGCACGACTTAAGCCTGCCATAGTTCAACATTTACTGGTTGATAATTTGGATCCCTCACTTCTGGCGCTCCCGCAGCAGGATACACAACGCAAACGCAGTCATGATACCCGCAACACGCATACGCGCCAGACTCCATGACTTCAGAGCCGATCGAAGCGATCTTCGCCTCCAGATCGGCGATCTTCTTTTCGGTCTGCATCCAGCGAAACCGATTCGCCATTCTTCCTTTTTTCATTGTACTCCTTCATGATTTCAGTTAAGCGCACCAATTCAGCGCACTTGCACTTTTTTTGATGACAAACCTCGCAAGCCATTGCTATTTTGCCCTTTTAATGATCGATTTTTTCCAATTTTTTACCACCACCTTCTCCGGATACTCATAAACCTTACCCTGCTTCGCAAAAAAGCCATCATTTTTATACACAAACGGCGGATAGTCGTAGAAAAAGCCATCGCCATCCTCATCAACCGCAAAAAAATCATGCCCATCCGGAATGCCCTTAAACAATTCTTCCGCCCGCAACTTCTCAAACTTAATCTTCCGAACCCCAGTACGAGGCAGCAAAAAACTCACCTCAAAGCCGCCAAAAGCAATATCCGCGTCACCGGAATACTTCGCACCCACCTTCCGAGACCCGCCTTCCGCAGCATCCCAAAACTGCACTTCTTCATGAAACTCCGGCTCCTTCTCAAAGAAATACCCCCTTCCATCCGGATTCACCGCAAAAAACTCACACCACACCGGCGCATGCTCGAAAAACTTTTCCGCATCAATTTTGCTGCAATCTACAACGCCATTTTCCATCAAACTTTCCAAATACAAATAAAAGAACATCCGATCCCGATCATCCGCCAATTTCTCATTCTCAATCACCATGCGCTTCGCTTCCAGCACCACAGGATGCTTCTCAATTGCTTCCAGATCGCTTTTCTCGCTTTCTTCAGGCGATACCCACCCCGCAACATCACGGACCAGCACAAAGCGATACAGCGCGTCCTTCCCTTCTTCATCCTGCAATACAAGCGGCTCGCTATTCAACCGCTCATACACAATAACCGACCCCGCAACAAGCCCCTCAAATTGCTCACCCAGCACTCCCACCTTCACCACTTCAGCCGCAGAAATCTCCCGCGCATACTCCGATACATCAAACACATCATCTCGCTTTGCCTCAATAGGCTTAACCAGCAAACGCCCTGGCGTTAAGAAAATCGAACTCAATTTCACTCTTGCCATGGCCTACGAATTTGGAAGAACAACTTTGCGCGTTTCGATCCATTCCGCCGCTTCTTCCGCCGCATTATAAACCGCCGCCTTGATCGCACTCAAACTATCCAAAACGCCAATCTCAATCGCATCGCACAACTCAAACTGACTCGAATCGCCATCCTCGGCCAGCACTTTGAGCATCCGCTCATCCAGCAACACCGACGACAACTCACCCTCATTCTGCGCAACAATCCCGCAGCAATCCTCAATAACACCGCTATCAACCCCGCCATTTTCAAGCAAACGACGGAACACAGCAAACGACACATCGTCCAACCCCGACAACTCATCATGCTCCCCTTCTCCCAGGCTCATACCCGCCCGAGCAATGCTCAATCCCGCACCCGGCAACACCCCTTCCTTCAAAGCCGCAAAAGAAGCCATATACGCATCCTCCACAACCTCCTTCAGCCAGTTCGTCGCACCCGTCGTGATGATCGGCACCTTGATTATCCCAATCCGCTGCTCCATATTCGCCAAACGACCCTTCAACTTCGCCCGCTTCTCCTCATTATCCGCACCATCCAACATCACCCGAATCACATCCTTATGCGCAGCCAAATCGCCAACACCCTCCTTCCCAATAAACACCGACCCCTTCATATCAACAATGACCTTCGCCGCTTCACCAAAATCCCCCACGCCCTTGAAATCCGCCAACATCGCTCCATCCCGCTTCACCAAATTCTTACCCCCAACAACCGCCCGCAAATCGCTCAATACCGCAGCATCTTCAGCCCGCACACAATACACCGGCAGCACAGGACCACCACCAGCCCGAACCCGCTTTACCAACGTGCCAAGCGCACTTCCTTCCAAATTCAAACTCACAACCACCAACGGCCTTCCGTCCTTCTCAAACTCCATCACCCAGGCCTGCATCATAGGCGCCACATCCTTCCAATCCTTCGCCTCGTCAATAATCAGCACATAAGGATTCTCAATAGACGACTTTCCAAACTTGCCCCCAATAAAACTTTCATGCATGGACCACCCTTCAGCAAAAAACCCTCCAGGCGCCGCGCACTCAATGCCGATACACTGTCATCAAACTCCACCTCAACCGTGCCATCCACCCCAATATCAAATACCAACTTCGCCACCATCTCCCCAATAACAGGATCATTGTTACCCGCAAGCGTGGCTACCTTCGCCAACAAATCATAACCATAGGCATCATTCGTTACCTTGATCGCCATAGCATCCAACGCATCCAGCATACGCGCCGCAACCCAACGAATCCGACTCCCCATCCCACGATGGCTCCCCGCCATGGCATTCAAACCCCAGCGATAAAACGCACCCAACAAAATAGTGAACGTCGTCGTCGCATCGCCCGCAGCCCGCCGCACAACAGCAGCCCGCTGCCGAACCCGCGTAACCAGATTGTTCGCCATGTCGTCCTGCACAGGCTGATAATGCTCCAGCACTTTCATGCCATCCCGGAACGCAACCGGCGCCGTGCCATCAAATAAATGCACATTCGCCCCGTAAGGACCGGCAGTGCTGCCTACCAAATCAACTATCTTGTCCATCCCGACAAGATACTGATCCTCAATTTCGATGATTTTATTCATGATGCTTTTGATTTAAATTTCAATACACACTTAGCAACTCGGCAACTTCCTTAACCGGAACAGACGACACGCCAGCATACCGCAAAAGAGATTACCTTTTTCCATTATTTAGATTTATTTAGTGACTCCTTGATCAACCCAATGCTCGCCTCACACTTATCCCAACACTTCGCACACAACAAATGGCTGCCCATCTTGCCGCCCACAGCGTTGCCCGCGCCATCATAGCGCTTCCCATCCTCATTTACCCAATTCCCCTTCACCACGCCAACATAGCGCTCAATCTCACCACCACATAAATCGCAAACAAATATTACCATCACAATATGATTTAAAAGTTGAAAGATCGCGCATGATTTCACCCCTAAGCCATTCTCCCCCACAACCCGCATAATCAGCCGCCCAGCAAATTAAAAGCCCGCAGAACGGCTCACACCGCACCACGGGTCATCCCAGTGCCTATCGCTCGAAAAGCATTCCCACAGCAAATACCGCTATGCCGCCCACAACGTTGCCCGCAAAAAACATCGCAACAGACAACACTATGGAAACGTAATGGCGCCCGCAGAAATGGGCCATTTTTGAGGCATTTTTGGCTGATTTTACGTCGCTCACATTTTTTCGCTTTTTTTGTTATCGCCAATATCGGCAGTCACGCTGATTCATAATCATTATCAGCAAATAACTAAAGGATAATGCAAAGGTAAAAGCATTTCGATTTTTTCCGCTAATCCAAAGCATTTATTTTCAATAATATTTTCGTTGTCTGTCTGGAGGTATATATGGGGCCGGGGGAGTCGCCCGCCGAAATCCGAAAACGCATTTCAAAATGCCCCCAGGGGTGCAAAAATTTTTCGGGCTACTTTTTGGCCTGTTTTTGCCTTAATAACAGCACATACGCGCGTTTTGTGGGTACTTTCAAAAATGGTATCTTTCGCAGTATTTTGCGCTATGTTATTGATTCCCATCTAATTGCATTGCATTTCAAAACCAGCGCAAAGAAAAACGAACGCAAAAAAACACCAGGATTTTTTTTTGTCGATCGATCTAAACCAGCGCCAGCGCCCACCTGCTTTATTTGTATGTACCATTGCGCACACAAATAAACAGATGTATATACAAGTATTGCGGGCATCGTAATACCTGCCTAATCTATTCGCTTTTACAATCGTGTAGAATGTTTGCGCCTGCACATTGATACGTTGTGTTTAATTGATGCGAGCAACGGAATAGGCTAAATGTCGCTTAATAGTCATATTTGCACATTAGCAAAAAATAGTTAAATAAATGTTTGATGCAGCCCTAAGACTGCACTATCTTTGCCCTATCAAACAGCGAAGCGATGTTGCAGCGCTTTAAAATTTCTAAAATGAAACGTTTTCTTTTTATCTACATGACTACCATTGTTTGTTCTATTGTAACCCTGATTTGTGCCGGCCTTTTTGGGTTCTGCCTTTCCCGCCTTGCAGTACCAGGACACGACGAACACCTATTTTTGCTGGCGTCTGCCGTGAGTATAGGCACGTTTTCAATTATGCTAACATTCACTGTAGCCGAATTCGAGATGGCAGAGGACGAGCATTAAACCGAATTACAAATTTTTTTTCACTAATTCAAATTTTTAACTCATGATCAAGATAGCAAAAACACAAACCATAATTTTATCTAAAAATTCGCAGTCAGCAATAAAGGCAATAGCCAAAAAAGCCTTTTTATGTATTGCGAAAAACGAGGATAAAGAACGCCTCATGTTCAATGAAACCATATTTGCCGTAGACCTTCAAAGCGCCAGTATTTCAAAACTTGCAAAATTTGCGCGTTCGCAGTATTTAACAGACGTCACCCATTGCATTTTTCAAGTTTGTCCAAGCGGTACTGTTTTCACATATTCAATTGATAAAAATTAAAATCTTTTTAAAATGGTTGATTTTTCACAAGTTGCAGAAATTACACTTTCTTATTCGGCTAAGGTCAAAGCCGCAGACCGGCCCCGCATCAGTATGTCTTCAGACATCGCGCGTTTTTTTCGCGGGGTGTTTCCAGCGGAAGAAATAGAACTAAGAGAATTTTTTTATGTAGCGTTTCTTAGTAAAGCAAACGCCGTTATGGGCTATTTACAATTAAGCGCCGGAGGTGCGAGCGGTACGGTGGTAGATATTAAACTGTTATTGGGCGCAGCATTGAAAGCGCAAGCGCAAGCAATTATTTTATGTCACAATCACCCGTCAGGAAATCTGAAACCGTCACAAGCGGATAGAGATATCACGCGCCGAATTTTAGAAGCCGGCAAAATATTAGATTTATCTGTTTTGGACCATGTGATTTTGGCGCCTGACGGAACTTATTTAAGTTTTGCCGACGAAGGTTTTTTGTACTAACTTTTTTTTTCAAACTTTCAATTTCTTAAAAATGAAACAAATTTTAATTAACATTTATCAGGCCAGCGAACTAACGCCCGAAGCATTGGAGCGCGCCAAAAACGAGATGTTGCAAGAGTGGGCATATCCTTGGTATGATGAAGGCAAAAAAATTTTGCAGATCATTGAAAACGCTCTTAACTTTTCTTATTTTCGTTGGAGCGTAGATGATTGCGAATGGTCGTATCATTTCACCATGCCGGAGGAAATATCTGAATTGACAGGACAAAAGGCAGCCTAAGCAATTAAACGCGCATTGTCTGGAATTACAGACGAATCAATCGAATTTTTCAAAGGTTCAGGGTTTTGTTTTGATTATTCTTTTTTAGAGCCTGTTAAAACCTTTTTAGAGAATCCAGACGCTCGAACGGTTTACGATGTTGTAGACGATGGTTTAGAAGCTTTTTTTAAGGCGCAAAGCGCAGACATAGCGTATTATGAAACAGACGAAGCATTTAAGGAGACGAGCGAGGCGAACGAATGGAAGTATTTTCAGGATGGAGAATTTTACAGTGGTAGAAAATATGGAGCAGTGGAGGAAGCGAAGCCGGACGAACCCGAAGCAAGCAAAATTCCTGTTTTAGAAATAAACGAAACATGGCTGCATGGAAAGTATTTAAACGGCAAAGCGGAGATAAATACTTACCTGCCTTTCGTTTCTTTTGGTGAATATTTTTTACAAGGCGATGAAGCAGACCAAGCAATAAAAGAAATTTATGGTATTTGGTCAATTCAGGACGTAACCCAGGAAGAAGCATTGTTGCAATGGGCCAATATTTGGGGGCTAGACATTCCAGAATAAACCAAATCATTTTCCACTTTTTAAATTTTTAACAGCATGAAAAATATTAGTAAGTGTGCAGCCGCCCGGAAATTACAGCAATGCGGTTTTATTGTGGAGCCGACCCCCTGTTATTTTAATGGGATCTACATAGGCACGGGATTTTCCTATTATTTGCATAATGGCGGTTTATGCAGCGTTTCGAGTAGCGAACGCCACTACATTAGCACGATACGCCCGGGCAGATTCAAGACCAAGGACATTTTAAACGAGATAGGCCCAGGTATTGCGCAAATGTTTGGCATAGAAGACAAAGCGGTAGTATGGGAGAAGTTAGAGCGATGGGGAAAAGGTCCGTTTTTGTTTTTGGAGAAGTTAGAGCGCTTTTTAATCAATCCGCTAAATGAGCGGGCATATGAGGACGCTAAAGAGATTATACAGCGTTACAGCAACCCGCACGCAGTTTTAACGGATATCTTAGATTCGGAAAGAATGTTGGGAAACGGATGGACGGCAAAGGAGGATAACAGTTTTTTGTACTTGGACTATTCCAATTTTCCGGAAAAGCGGTACAGGATTAAAAAGCGGGAATTTGCAGCATTTTTGCATAATTGCTATTTTGATACGGAACGCGGAATATATTCCCAGGATAAAAAGCGATGGTTTTACCACAAACACGGGGAATTTTCCCGCAATCATTTTATATTCAATTCACACAAACAAACGTCATTTTAAAATGCAACACAATCAACAATTGCAGCAACTTGCCAACGAAAGCGGGCTTATTCAATGGGAACAAGTACCGCCGAAAGAGAAGGAGCGCACCGGCAAAAGACCATTGGCAAATTTTTATTGCCAATACAGCGCCGTAATCTTGCAGGAAAACCGGCCCCAAATGCAAGAGCGCATCTGTTTGCGCATTTTTCAAACCCCGGCCCGCTGCCATGCCGTTTTATGGGTGAAGGGCATCGGTGATATATCCGGCACCGTTACCGTTCAAGGCATCCAGACGGAACACGAAGCGGTAAGACAGGCGTTTAGCGCCGCCGGTTTTAATTTCTACACACCTGGACATTGCGCCTACGATACGCATACTATTTTGCAATCGTTCATTCAAAAGTATTTCCCAGAAAATCAGTGGATTATTATACGCGCCCTTGCTTAACCTTTTTTTTCACAATCTAAATTTTTTTCATGAAACACGCAATTGATATAAACAACAAAACAACAAACTGCCGTATCAAGATCCGTTTAGACGACGAATGCAAGAACGGGCACCCAGATTTTTCAATAACTGCCGATTTTTGGAAGCCGGGAAGATCAAGAACCGACCGATATTTTAGCATGGGAGGTTGTTGCCATGATGAAATTTTAAAAATTCGCCCGGACTTAAAGCCTTTCATTGATTTGCATCTTTGCGACTTCAAAGGCGCGCCGATGCATTGCATCGCAAACGGGTGGTATAATGCAGTTAAAGCGGAGTATCACAACGAAAATGCAGGCCCGGACGCGCTGGCATCATATTTTAACATTGATATTGAAACCGCCACGATTTTATGCGCAGCGGAAGACAAAGAACATTTTCATTATTTAATTGAAAAACTGATGTTGCCCCAAGAATGGCAAGAAATCGCAACCGAAGTTATTAAGGTATTGGAGCAATGGACGGGCGAAATATTTGATGGTTCTATTTATCAAAAATCGCATTTTGAGCCATTGCCCCCGGAAGCCAAAGAAAAGATTAAGCAGCGCATTAAAGCGGGCTATTATGACCCGGCAAAAGTGGAGCAAAGGAAGAAGGAAAAAAACGTCACAGATTATGCCGCTAAAATTGCAGCGATCAAAGCGAACGCGCAAAAAGAAGTAGATAATATCAGAAAGAAGGAAAGTATTGAACTCGCTATGTGCGAGCTATTTCCCGACATCAAAAACAATTTTATTTATTACAATCATTCTAATGAAATTGGTTTTGAATTTTTGACATACGGCGCAAAATACAGCCCGGAGGATCGAAAAAAAGCGCTTTCTGTTTTGGACGCAATTACACCAGGCATCAAAGAACACATAAAAACAAAATAAATGATGAAACAAGTGCTTTATATTCTTTTATTTCTGCTTTTCTGCTTTTTTAGCAGATAGGCCAGGACGCGCAGCGCTGCCGATGCAAACCGGCAGCGCCTTTTTTTCACACTTCAAATTTTTAACATGCCCACATTTTATAGAATTGACTTTTGGCACAAATCCGGCAACGGTTCAAAAACTTTCTTTGAAAAAACCGAGGAAGCCGCAAGGGCGCACGTTTTAAACATGGAGCCAATACGAAGCGAACAAACGGAAGGCATAGAACATACATCTGTGCATTTATTTTGGTCTGATACATGCGACATGCAAGGATGGGAAATGTCAGACAAAGACGAATATACTCCGCAGAATTACGCAACCCCTGATTTTTAAACATTTAAAATCTAAATCACAATGGAAAAATACACGGTTTTCACCCTAACCGCCTTTTTTACGGGCATTTTACAGTTTTCAGACGAAAATAAGATTGTAAGAAATTTAGAAGAAACTGAATTACCCGCGCATGAATGGAAGTGTAATGATTATTGCCACGAAAACGATATTTTGACCGCTAAATATATTGCAGCGCTCGAAATAGGCCCAGGAAACGGAGCCACGTTTGTACACCAGCCCGAACCGGGCGACTTCAAAAACTATCTACACATACAGCGGAATTTTTAAACGATGAAAGTAACCGAAATTGCAGCCCATGTAAAGCAATGCGACCCGCAGCGCCTTACATGGGCATTCTTTATTGATAGCGCCGAATTTTGCGCCATCGACACGCACCAAGGTAAAACCGTTTTACTCAAATGGTCAAAATTTGATAAATGTTTTTATTGCGATTTATGCCCCAGCGCAAAGGAACCGAATTTGTTTATCAAGTACCCACCAGGCCAGCGGGTAAAGAAGTTAACGCCCGCCAAAATTTCCGACCTGATAAACCGGGCAATATTGATAGACGAAGCCTACCAGCAAGCAAGAGGAGAGCGGGCCCAGGCATACGAAACAAAGCGGGCAGAACTCGAAAAATTAGGGATCTACCCAGATCAAAGCCAGGTTTTTACCGCAGAAAAAGCCGGATTAATTTACACGGGCTTTTTTTTGCCATCCGGAGAATTCCAAGAAAAGGTAAAATTAGCGCCTGATTTTTCGCATAGTGCGGAAAATTGGCATCGTATTGTTAACGGCATATATGTTAAGGGCGCCGACTCCGGGCCCGAATAGGCGCGTGTCGGTACGGAACGAATAGTTTGGAAATAGAATGTCGGTACGGAACGAACAAAGCCATGCCGACCTGGAATTGCGGGCGACAACTATGTCGCTCGCAATTTTCTTTTGTGCCTTGTCGGTACGGAACGAGCATTTTTAAAATTGGTTCTAAAAACGGGCAGTATGGGCGCATATTGGTTCGGGCGCCTGTAATGTGGGTAGCGCCGAGAATTAATCCCTGAATATCAGCGCATTGGAATATCTAAATATAAATAAGAATTTTTTTCTTAAATAAGTACGTGTTTAATTTGGTAGTTTCAGAACTGCACTTTATCTTTGTACCATCATAAAAAAAACAACATGAAAGATTTTTTTAAAACTATTACAGAGCAAATTACGGTGCCCTCAATAGCAAACTATGGAGAGATAGGCACTTACTATTTTGTTGTTCTCGTTTTTGAAAACGGCGAGTTTCGCGTGATCGGGAGTTTCCTGTATCGTATATTTCGCGAAGGATTATACACCACAGACGATCTGATTAACTTTGGCAAAGAGTGCGAGTTGTATCGAGTCGGAAAGCGCGCCCAAATGCCCTGCTGGTGCTACAAGGAGAAAGGACTCACATTTGAAGATAAGTAATGGCAGGCGAACGATATGTTGGTTTATTGGTCGAATCAAGCAGTGTGCATTACGCGCACCGAGAATTCAGCCACACCGAGATAAGGAAAGGGCGCGAGGTCAATATGTACCATTGTTGGTGCAATGATCCGGATGAAGTGAAGCCTGCGTTCTCCGACAACCTGGAGATAAAAAAGGTGAAACAGTTCGATCGCTGGATTCGTGACAATCCAGAGGATCTCTAAGATATAAACTTAGGAGGGATTAGACGGGCTATCAAGCGGTCCGTAACGAATCCATAAAGGAGATGGCATGGTCGCCGAAGCGTTTTGCAGTGTTTTTTCGCAGACGACCCAATCCGCTCTTTGAGTTGGCGCCTCCGTTTAATCATGTTACGCCAATGGATTCGATGTTTGGGCGGCCCCTGCCAGAATGGGGCTTATTTGGAATAACCGGCATGATGCCGTATTCATATTTTTTTATCTAAACTTCATTTCAATGAAAAACATCGGTTTTATTTTCGCACTCCTGCTTTGTGCAGCATTTTGCCGGGCGCAGAATCCGTTCCATCCAGTAGTTCCGAAGCCTATTGATCAAAAGCCCGTAATGGGCATCATGGATGATCTCACTCCCCGCGGAGATGCCGGGATTGGCTACTTGATGAATCCCCTGCGATTCGACTCCGTTGCGCCTACCTATGATCGCGGCATCGTGTATGCGGTCAAATGGCCAAATACGGGCGCCCAAGCGATTGTCTTCAATCCAAGTGCAGAACAAGGTTTTATTTTCGTGCCGCACGCCAAAGAAGGCGTCATTTTTAAAGCGGGCAATGCCAATTTTAAGGCCCAGATCGGAGATGGCTATTTGGCGGAATTTTCCGGCAAAGCAATCACCAATCGCCCTTATGACACCATGAAGTTGATGGAAGGGATAGCGCTATTCTATTGGAAAGAAAGCCTGGTCGCCATGTGGGATCCAGAATCGGAACAGATCAGCGTGTTTGACAACCGATACCCTGATGGGTATTTCATTTACTGCAACTGGCTTACCCAACCATCAGTTTATGGAAACGCCAATTAGGATCTGGTATGTTCGAGCAAAGAGCCGTCTCCAAGTCTTGCTGTATTTGCGAGGCTTAGAGGTGGCCTGCCTCGAGCGGGAGGATCAGCGCGAAAAATATGCGCTGGAAATTGACTACGCAGTGACCGAAATCAAAAAATGGCTTCAAGAAGTCATGGAAACGGGCACGGAGGAGGAAGTCAAGAATCTGGACAGCCAGGGCGCCATTTGGCCTGAAAAAAAGAAGGTCATTTGGAATTCCGATAAGCAAATCATTAATTCCGGGAATCTGAATTTGCCCGGTACGTCAATTGTTAACCTGGCCCCTGATATAGAGGCCCAAAACTACATCGCCATCACATATGGAAAACGAATTTGATTACGGCCAGACCGGAGCGGTCGAAGGACAAGCCGTCATTTGGATATACACCAAAGCCAAGGACGGTAAATTCCAGATCGGAAAAGACGGCCCTGAAGCATCCACGTTTAAAGGTCGGTTGACCAATTTTAAAGTACGCTGGATTGCGGAACCAGGCCATGAGGACATCCCGCCGCACTGGGAATATATCTTGTATTTAAAGGCCATGGATAAGACGGAGGGCGTCGTGAAAGATTATGCCATGACGTTTTCATCCCACTGGCGCAATCCGGCAACCAGCAACATGCTGAACGGCCTGGCTGGCATGATCGAAAAAAATCCAGCTTGGACGGGCGGGATTGAGATCGGCATCTGGATATCGAAGCCAAAAAATTCCACGCGGGGGCTCTTGAATTGCAAATTGCGCGACCTGGCAGGCGCAGACTTTCCCAATAAGTTTCCTTGGGATGAAACAAGCAAATCATTCGTTGGTGTTCCCAAGATCCAGAGCGAAGGAGTCTATGATGCGCCCAGTTTTTCCGCAGTGAACGACTTCTACAAAAATGTGGCAGACCAGATTGCTATGTTTTTCGGGAATGAAGCCGGTTCTAAATCCGGGCCATCGCAATCCTCGCAAGCCACGCCACCCCCATCCGCTCCGGCCCCCGCAGCACCGCAGCAAGCAGGCCAAATTGATAAGGCCATTGCCTTTTTCAAAAAGTCGTGCGAAAACGTCGATCCAAGCGGAATTATCGAAGCCGGTAAAAACACGCTCACCCTGGCGCTCAAAAAACCAGAAAAGGATCGATTGAGCCCATCCGAAATGCTGGATCTCACCCGCAAGATGGTTGGCATCGGCATCTCCATGGGCATGCCTGCCGGAACCTGGGAAATTAAAGATGGCGCCGCCTTGTGGGTGCCGAAGATTGATGACGACCTGCCGTTTTAAATTATGGAGCAGACGACGAAAGAAACAATTACCGACCTGGAATTTGAAAACCTGGCCGAACTGTCAAAGCGTGTTCGCACGTTGGCAAAGGACCGAGGTTTGAACACGAACGATCTGGCTAAAATGTTCGGCTATAAAAATTACCGCTCTATGCGAGCGAGTAATCCCTGGATGACAAAGCGATTGCCCATTGCGATTTTGATCCTGTCTGAAAAATGATAAAACTAAGGCCATATCAGCAGCCCTGTGTAGACGCTATCCTGGAATATTTCAAAGGCGATCACCAAAAGGCCAAATTAGCAGTCGCACCCACGGCAGCCGGTAAGTCTATTATCATTGCAAATGTGGCATCGCAATTAGACGGGAACGTTCTTTGTTTTCAGCCGACAGCGGAGTTGCTGGACCAGAACTTTGAGAAATACCGATTGTATGCGAATGACGCCGCCATCTTTTCTGCTTCGCGAAATCAGCGGAATATCGCTCGCGTCACGTTCGCCACCTTGGGCACCGCAAAATCACATCCGGAGATTTTCAAGCAGTACAAGTATCTGATCGTTGATGAGGCGCATCTCTATC